TCGAGGGACTGATATTGATTGGCTTAAACACAGACGGCGAGGAAGTTTTTGCCTCTACTTATGCAGATGGGCCAACCGTTCTGTGGATGCTTGAACGCGCCAAACTGCGGTTGCTCAGAATTATTGACGGAGAAGGCGTATGAGTCTTGACGCAATGAAACAGGCGCTAGAGGCGTTGGAAGAAGCGGTGTTTTATACCAGCAGCGAATCGTGGTCACCTTCTATGACACGGGAATGCGAGGCAGCAATTACCGCTCTCCGCGCTGCAATTCCGCATAGCGAAGACTGCTGGCGGTGGCATCACGAATGTGCAGCAATCAGGATGGAGAGGATATTTCATGAGCATTGACGCAATGAAACAAGCCTTGGCAGCGCTGAATGACTATGAGCCAAACGAAGCGCACAAAGTTGCCACCGCTCTCCGCGCTGCAATCGAGCAGGCGCAGGAGCCGGTGGCGTGGATGTATCACGGCATTCGACACGACGACACGCCACATGAACGCCCGAGCCTCATCTGGAAACCGGATCAAATGGACGTGATGAGCTTTGAGAAAGGCGCAAAAGCTACCCCGCTCTACACCGCCCCACCACAGCGCAAGCCGCTGACGGATGAGGAGATTGAGGTTTTGGCAAAAAAGCATAACGGCATTTACTACGATTGCGACATCACATTTGCCCGAGCCATTGAAGCCGCACACGGCATAAAGGGGGAAGCATGACCACACACCTGACAAAAATCTGGTGGGACTTGAACAAGCACAAGCTGGTCGAGCAGGCAATACCAGAGGCCGAGATTTACAAGCGTGAGTGGGTCGGGCTGACGGATGAGGTCATTTGGCTGGAGTACCAACGCTTTTGGCCGTTTCATCCAGCCGAAGAACCAACGCTGGCTAAGGACATTGTCAAGTTTGCCCGAGCCATCGAAGCCAAGCTGAAGGAGAAGAACACATGACTGACCGCGAACTGATGCAGCAGGCGCTGGAGGCGCTGACTGCATATGACGGGACGAATGGAGCAAGCCAAAGAAAGCGCGTCCTTGCCGCCCTGCGCGAGAGGCTGGCACAGCCAGAGCAGGAGCCAATAGCGTGGGTATACCAAGAAGGGCTGGAGGCATTGAAAAGCGGCAGGCCGTGGACTGCGTACGGCAGCAATGGGTACAGCCGAATTCCTTTATATCTCAACGACGCAGTAGCTCCAAGGGTAGAGCCCCGCGCAAGCGGGAGTGGTGCAGGGTTCGAGTCCCTGCCTGCGTCATCGCAATGGAAAGGGTTGACGGATGATGAAATCGTGCTGATTTGCGGTGAATGCGCTGCGTCTTACGCTGACGATATTCGCTATGCTCGCGCCATCGAAGCCAAGCTACGGGCGAAAAACACATGAAATATGAGCAAGCCAAACCGTTACTGGACGAACTCTGCCAACTGGCTGTGATGTATCACGCATCTCAGGCGCTAAGAACCAAACTGTTTGATGCGTTAAACAAACACATCCCGCACCTAGATGAAGGATGCTTTGAAAGAGGGTGCCCAATGATTGAGACGTTTCCGCCAAAGGAAAACACATGACAGGGTTCGGGTTGGCCCCAATAAAGATGGAAGGCGGTATCGCGGATCCTGACGGGTTCGTTTGGGAGTGCAACTGCGAAGACTGCCAAGTTAGGTATCAAGAGTGGAAGAAGGCGTTTGATATAGAGCAGAAACAACTAGAGGAGAGACTAAATGCTAGATGACATAGCAATCACAAACCTGGAGCGCGACAAAGCGTGGGCTAGCTTTATCAGGAGGAAATCAGTCAAAGCGTATATGAAAGACAAGAAAGACTTTAACTTCCCACTCGACGGGTCTTATGAGGTCTGGTGTATGGCGTGGGAGAAAGCATGGAATTTAGGATTTAAATCCGGGTATCACGAACGCAAAGAGTCACTCTAAGTAATAGGAAACAAATGGATCCCAAGCTGTTTGAACTGTTGTCAGATTTAACCCTTGCATACCGTCAGGGCGAAACAATCGAACCGGAGATAAACCAAATAGAAGAAATGCTGGAGGGAATGCAGAAAAAGAATCCGCTGTCTGACAAAGCTTTGAAAATCTTTGAGCACATTAGAAAGCTCAAGAAACCTGTGACTGCACACGACATCAGCGTCAGGTTTCATCTAGCTCAATCTACATCTGCCACACATCTGAGGGAATTAAATGCAGCAGGCTTGCTCACCAAAAGGCGCATCAAAAGCACCACGATCTGGGAAGTCCAAACAACATCCCTGCCCGTGGCCGTTCCCGACAAACGTGTTGAAGCCCGACCCGTTGAGCTTGATCGGCCTGAAGTCGTTATCCGAAAGTCAGAGCCAATCAAATCAGTCTGGCCGTCGAACCCGTTCCAAACCAGCTACCCTCACGCACGAGGCTATGATGATTGAACTAGGAGAAGCTAAATGGTAACCCTGGGTGATGTCATTCGAGACAAAATGAAGATCATGGAAATCATGGAAGAAGACCAGAAAGCAGACGACATTCAAGTCGGCGGCACACACTACAAAGATATGACGGTTCAACCTTGGGAAGTGATGGAGTCTTTGCTGACCCCAGAAGAGTTCCGGGGGTTCCTAAAAGGCAACATCATCAAGTACGCGATGCGCCAAGGCAGGAAAGATTCAGATGACGCCGGTAAGCTCAGGCACTACCAGCAGAAACTGAAAGAGATAACCAGTGAACAATACACTTACTGATAAAGAGCGGGAGCACGTCAGACGAGTAAAGGAACTACCTTGCTCCGTCTGCGATGCTCCTGGCCCGAGTGATGCCCATCACATTAAACAACACCGGCAATACACCGTGGTGGCTCTCTGTAAAGATTGCCACCAGGGTGCGGTGATGGGCTGGCACGGTCAGCGGAGAATGTGGGCTATCAAAAAGATGGACGAGTTAGATGCTCTCAACATCACGATAGCCCGCCTCACTGCTTCATTGACTTCCTAACCGATTCTGCATTCTTGGCCAGATCGATCAGCAGCAACTTCATCCGATCAATGTTCTCGCGCTTATCCTCTGCGCTCATGGAAGTGTCTTCTGTGTATATCCGGATGTACTGACGAATCTTGGCCATCTGCTTCGAGGTGTTGTCGTAGAGCTTAGCCAGCGCGACCTTGTCACCCTTCTCTTCCAAGATCGCCTGGACCTTGGCAGAGTCACCAATTGCTGCGTAATGCCTCATGTCAGCAAACGCTTCGCTGATACCTTTGGCGTTCTCATAGAAGGACGTGACGTACTCAGACTGCGTGGCCGGCAGTGACTTGATGAACCCGACACTCGCGATGTCCACCCATTTCTCTGACGGGTATGCCCCTTCGTTGAACGGCGACATGGCGTGTTTAGATGCCCAGGCAATCGTTCCACCCAGCCAGCCAAAGTAAGCTTTGATTGCATACTCCGCCTGGACAGGAGACATCTCAGCTTTGGTAGGCAGGAACAGGTTAGAGATGCCACTGACTGCCATGGCCAACGGGCTGGTGTTGTCGGTCTTCCGCTCCTCTTTGGACAACCGCTCCATACCCGCGGATTCAATCGGCGCTCCAGTAAAGCTATCCTTGTTGGAGTACAGATCGACCAGCGGCTTGAACATTTGCGGCATCGGGTTCAGAGAGAACGTATCCGAGATCATCCGGCGCAGCGTGTTCTCGAACTGCTTACCCTCAGCCTCTTCGTCAAAGATCTGCTCCGCCACCCGCTCTGCAATCGTTCCAAACGCGCCAATTTCAAACGGTTTCGGGATACGTAGTGCGTACTCCATTCCGGGCAACTTGAACCACCAGAAGTTATCCCGATCCCAAGCATCCCGTTTCTTAAACTCTTCGTCATCCTTGCCTGCGAAGTACAAAGCCAGAGAAGCTAAGACCACAGCAGAAGTCACAGTGGTAAACGCGGTGGCTTTTTTCTTGTCATCCTGTTCAATCGGCTCGCCCGTGACAGTGTTATAGAACACCCGTACGGTCGGGCTAATGCCATCCCTGCCAAGCTTGTACAGACCTTGGACGCGAGCGTTGAAGAACGGGACAGTCTGAGCCAAGAACCTCACCGCCGGCCACGAGCCCTGCATTGAGAAGTCCAGCAGATCACGCGCCATGAACGATGCGGTCAAGTGATCCTTTCCTTGCTCGCGAAGCTGGTTGTACAACGCGATCCGGTTAGCCGCCTCGGACTTGTTGCCCCACTCCTGATACTTGTTCCACGCAGCCAAAAGCTTCTCTGTAACTTGGCCAGGGGAAGTCAAGATGGTGTCAGGATTGACGCCCTGTTTAATCAACCGCTTCACCAAGCGCGCTTGATCGCCCTCGTAGATCGATCCAAAGTTAAAGATCGCGCCACCAGCCAAGGCCGATAAGAACCGGGGATTGCTCTTGTCAGACCCCTTCCAACCTTCGTACACGTTGGTTACCGGGTTCCACTTCATATCTCCACCGGCCAGCGCGATTGCCTGGATAGAGTCGCGGAACAAGTTCCTTACCTTAAACGCAGGGCTCAAGGTCACGCCGTACTGCAGCATGTTCTTGAAGTCTTTCATCACGCTAACGAACTTGGACTGCGGACCCATGTACCCGATAGACGAGATGGACTCAAACAGCATCGGATCAATAATCTGAACGTAGGTTGGGATACCCTCGAGCATAATCTTGACCGTGCTCTGAGCACCGTCTCTACGCTCAGTCATCCAACCTTGCAGCGATCCATCTCCAACCATTTCTCCAGAAGACCGCAGATATACCTTGCCGTTTTGCCACATGTACTGAACCTTCAGGCTCGGTACCGCAGCATCCTGAGCAAACGCAGCATTAACTGTTTCAGCAGCAGCACGGTTCTTCATCGACGCAGAAAGGATGTGACTCCAGTTGCGTACGATGTTCTCCATCAAATCACCAAACGGGCTGGTGCCACCTTTGATGTTGTAAGAGAAGTACTGATTGGGCAGGCCAGATGAATCCATGGCGGCGGACAACATACCGTCTTCCATCTCACGATAGAACGGGATGTACCACACGTCATTAGAGAACCGCTCATATCCGACCGGGTTCATCTCGAGATCCAAAACCTTTGCGGCTTTCTGATCATCAGTCAGATCGGTACGCTGCCAAGTCTTCTCAATCTCACGAGCGGTAGACGTAATCAAACCCTGGGTCATTGCAACGCTCAACACCGATTTGTTCAGTTTGTTGAGTTCGTTACGGGCTTTCATGTACAACTCAATCCGCGGTGTACCGTTAAGATCACCTTCCGCTAACAACTGACGTTCGTTGATCAGATCCTCGATCCCTTCGATCTTGGACTGACGACCAGTTTTCATCAGTTGAGCTTCACGATTCAACGCGATCCACATTAAGAATCGATCCACCTCGGGGCCGATAGGCTTCAGGATGTCCATCATCCCTTGGCTCTTGGGCTTGATGTCTAACGCGCCGTCATTCAGAAATACTTCGCCGTTAAACAGGAGGCCCTCGAGTGCTCCGTCTACCGTACGAGACATACGCGCCATGATGTATGCGCGTTCGCTGTAATCCTTGATGGTTCGATACTGATCGGCAACACCTTGAGCGACACGCCTCCAGAACCCGTCTCGCATCCCAGCGATCTTGTCGATGATCGTCGCCCGCTGCGGCGCGTAAATCGGCTGAGCTTTAGCCAGGAACTCTTCTGGCACCCCAACAAACTCTGCCGGGTTGAGCGGTTTACGTTTCTGCAGGAACTCCTGTGCCGTGTTAATGACCTTCTCACGACTGGGCACCACAGACTGTTTGATGTCGCTCTCAAACAGCATCGTATCGGTTTGGAATTCACCGTTACCTTTAGCCAGACTATCTAGCGCGCGGATCACAGTGGCATCAGACGGCAAACCAAACATCGATTTGATCTTCTGCACAAACTCTTTGAGCCACTGCTGCAGCCTGGAGATCAGAGAGTCACCGTAGGCAAACCGGTTCTGAACAATTCTTGAACCGTTAACAGCCCAGAACTCAGACGGGTTGATGTACTGGTAGTAATCCGCCGGTACATCACCGTTCTTGATCATCTCCTTCGCCGTTGCCAGCAACTGATCAGGTGCAACCTCTGGTGAACCAAAATGATACTGAGTCAACAACTCAAAGTATTGCTGTTCGCTTTCTGTCGTAGCCCGACGCGCAGCCGCGGTCAATTGCATCAGCCACTCAGTACCGATTGCAGACTGAATGTCAGACGGCATCATCCGCTCAAGGTGATGCAGGATCTCGTGAACAGCCGTGTCGGCTTGCTCAACTTGCGGAACTAAACGAATGATCTGGTCAATACTGTTGTACTCACCAGCAACACCCGCTTCTGCCTTGGTGCTGATGCTGATACCAAGCTGATCAACCAGCGCCGGATTCTGGCCAATAAACCAAAGAGCAAGTTCAACGCCTTTGTCCGACAGCAGACCTTGACGCCGAGCACGGAGTAGACGTTCGCGGATGTAGTCAGCACCGCGTACCCGTTCGCCTGCTGCAGGTTTCTCAACTTGTGCGGCTTTATCAAGAGCAGTCTTCACGCCCTCGATAAACGCGGTATCACCGATTACGCCATCGGTATGCTGCTTGTTGAGAAACTTGATGCGACGTTTAGTCTGAACAGGCGCAGCTTTAGTAACCGACTGGATTGGGACAACAGACTGCAGCGGCGGATTGCTGGGCTTGTTCCGAGCATCGATGATGTTCTTGGTATTCCGGTCACGTACATCTGCGACCAATTCCAAGTCGTACCCAGAACTACTAAGCACTTTGATAAGCAATTCTGTCGCGTCAGCCGCCGGAACTGCATTTGCCCGCATCTTATTGCCAGCAGAGGTAAAGGTAATGTTTTTTGTTTGTTTATGAATCTTGCCGCCTGTACCACCCTTACTGACTTCAATCGTGTAGTACTGCGGAGTAATAGGATTGCGCTTAAGCTTAAACGTCTCGCCCATGCGCAACTTGTCTACAACCGTACCCCCCAGTTCAGCCAGTTCCAGAGCAGCCTGGGGTGAAGTAATAGCTGCCGCCTGTTGGGAAACTAATTTCTTGTAATCAAAACCGACCGGCATCAGGAAACCTTGCAGCAGGTTGCCCTGATTGTCTGTGTAACTAATTAAGTTTCCACCACCTGCAGCTTGTTTGCCGCGGAGCAGATTACCAGTGATGATGTACCGCTTCTCACGAGTCCCAATTTGGCCACGGTCGAATGCCTGAGTGATGGGGATATCTTCGATAGAACCATTCTCAGTTGGAACGCCCATCGTTGTTGCGGGGCTCCAAACGATCTTATCTGCTTGGGCTGTTTCTGCTTCATTAGTGTTGGCTAACTGACTAAGACGCAACGTCATTGTTTGAGCCGCACCATTCACTAGTGCAAACCTGACTTCCCAGTCACTTAGTGACGCAGCAGACTTTGTACGGCCCTTTTTCTTAACGTCTATTACAACGCCATACAACACACCATCTTTGCTGCTAAGACTCACAATCTCCGAAATGCGTGGCAAACGTTTACGCACAATACTAATTGCGGCTTCCATCGCCGTGGTTTGCCTGTTGACAATTTCACGTTGCTCATCTGTTGCGTCTTTCGGCAAAGACTGAATGAGCTTTTGAATTTCTTCATCAACAGCATCTTTAAAACCTTGTGCTTGCTGATTACGCTTCGCTTCGGGCTTAGATCCGTCAAGTCCTTTAAGTGCTAACTCTCGGACCTGATCAAGCTTCAAAGGTTTGGTCAGTCGTTTAGCATCAACAACCTGAAGTACAACCGGCGCAGTAAACGGACTATCAGTGCCAGGATCTTGGGGCTGAAGCTCAAACGTTTCCACAACCCGAGCATCCAACTGTTTAACCTGAGCCTCGAGATCGTTCTGACCCAGAGACTCGATCAACGCAATTTGATTGTTGTATTCCTCAATCAAGGTTTTGTAGAGCGCAGACTGTTCTGCAAGGGGAAGCAGACCAATGCGGCCCGTCACCTTGGCCATCGCTCCTTCTATTCTGGGATTCTGATCCTGATCAAACTTAATCGGGAAGCCCAATGTCGCGTTAAGCTCAGACCCTCCAACAACCTCAGCCGCTACACGATCCCCGTACTTGTTCATAAAGTCCGGCGTCTTCACGTCTTGAGTAGCAGTCTTCCTGCCGGCGGTGGTGTTAGCACTTAGTGCTGCCATCTTGTTAGCCAGCACAGCGGCTGGGCGAAGCTCGATAGGCACATTTGCCGACAGTTGGATGTAGTACGGCAGGCCAAACGTAGCAGGCTTACCTTCGGGCGAACGACCATCTTCGGTCACTTGGCCAGTGCGATTAATCCTACCCAGCATCTGAACGTGATTGTTGATGTCTGGCTCAGCCTGCGCCAGGATCATCACGCGCCGACGCTGATCAGCAAACTTCTCCGACGCATGCATCGACAGGCCAGTAGACCCGGACCTGTTGATGATTAGCGCATCAATCTGACCTTCGTTGAACTTGGAGATAGTGTTCTTTTTGCCAGCGGTATTGAGTTCTGATCTGTTCCTGGGCGTTAATCTAGCTACCCCGTCTTTAGTCGAAACAACAGTGTTACGACCAGTAATCTCACCAATCGAATACCCAGCCGCTTCGATACGTTCTTTGATGGCATCAATCGGCGAGATAGGGATGTCTAGTGTCCGGCCCATCGCCCGAATGAAATCTAGCGTATCTTCATATGCCGACAGCGCCTCATCGCCAAGCTCATCATCTGTGAGGTAGTGAGGTAACTTGCGACCGTCAGGATAGGAAATCTTAACTGTTCGCACTTTCTCAAGGTAACGCTCGAGCACATCGGCAAACGATGCCTCAAGTACATTACCTATCTTAATATTGTTAGCTTCGGCAAAATCCTTAATGAACATTTCCATGGTGTTGGAAACCGTAATGACTGGTTTCTCACCACGCTGGATAGCAGCAACAGCTAGGTCTGCTGTTTCTTTAGACTTGAGCGCTAACAAGAACGTACCTAGTACGTTGTGCATGACGCTAGTAAAGTTCGTGGCTTCGACTTGAGGCGCGGCTACAGAACCGTCCTCCATCACTTCGCCCTGCGTATCTAGATCCGCCTGCAGGTTGCGAACGGATTTGGCTTTGAGTTCATCAAATGCCACGATGTCGCGCATCGCAGTAGACAGATCTTCTGCTGCAGCCTGATCTACTTCCACTGTCTCGTTGGTGTATGAAATGCCAGCAAATGATCGTTCGCGGCGCAGATACTGTGTTGCTTTGACCAGCATCGCAGACACAGCTTGCTGCATCGGGATAGACGACAGGGCATTGATTAGACGATTGGGCTCCCCTGGGAACGCCATGCCGATATCGGTTTTGTTGTACGCATCCAGCACATCAACGTTCTTGGCAAACGTAGCAGACGAGTAAAAGACGCTACCAGCTTTGTCGATGTACTCACGAGCGATATTTCCAAGACCCGTAGCTTGATTAACACCAGATCGTTTACCGATGTTATGAGACTCATCCATGATTAACATGGCGTTCTCATTAATGAATTGATTTAAGAACTCATGCCGGAAGTAAAGCTCTGGCTTTGGGTACCGCATAAGCCCAGCTTCATCGCGCTTTGGTTTACCAGAACTCTTAGGATTCATCTGGAAATATGACGTAAAGATCACGTCATAGTTGCCCAGTGACTTGTTATCCATTATCTGCTTGAGCGCAGCCTCATGCCGTTTGTTATCCGGCGTATCAAGAAACTTGCCGCGGCGCTCAGGAATAGAAGCTCGCAATTCAGCAATTTGTTCTTTTAGTTCTTTTACTTCTTCATCAGTTGACGAATTAATAAATTTAGTAAGCGCAGTGTCTCGTTCTTGTCCTTCTAGTTTTGTAAATTTTTCGCCTAATTGAATACTTGCAATATCAGCCGCTACTTCACGCACTTCTGTGATGTCGGCCTCAATCTCTTGTTTCTCGCCATACCATTGCAACGCTTCGGCATCTAATGGCACAGACTTGTTGTTATCCGTCATCAGCGGACGGACATCAGTCATTCCGATGTCATGCAGGTCGCGCATGATGTCGCCATACAAATCTGCCATCTGTGTAACAAACACAGGAACCTTCTTGTTCAACATGGCATAGCGGATCATGCCTGCCACAACACGGCCTTTGCCAATACCGGTCTGATCTCCAATGATGAATCCGCGATTAGATTCAATGTTGTAGATCGACAGAGCAAGAGCCTCTACCTGCTCAGCAGAGAAAGCTTGTGCAAACTGTTCCGGCGTGTACTGCAGTTTGTTCTGCACGTACTGATCAATGTCGCCGACCTTCTCACGCAACTTGGCAAACGCATCTTCAATAGGCGTGAGGTGGTTGGTAGCAACCAGCGTATTGACTGATTTGTTACCAGAGAAGTTGTTATACGGAACCTGCAGACGCTGTGTCTGCTCTTCCGTCAGTCGTGCTCGAGCCGGCCCCGCAGCAGCGGTTGTATCCACTGGAGCAGGCTCGCTTGGTTGTACACCTCTTCCGCCTTCGGGTCGTTCTTCTCCAGCACCCTCGGCAGTCCCGGCCCCGGCACCCTCCGCTTCTCCAGTAGGTCTTTCACCACCGGGTTCTCCGCCAGGAGCAGGAGCGGCACCTCGTCCCTCTCCAGCGGCACCTCCAGCAGGCCCGCTTGGTGCAGCAGGCTCTCCACCTGTTTCAGTTCCCGGTCGTCTGCCTTCTCCGCCAGCTTCTTCAGCCGCACCTCCAGTTGTAGGCGGTGCTGCTGGGGGTTGAGGCGCAGCCCCTTCGGCCCCTGTATCGCCCCCAGGAGGCGTCTCTCGTCCCCGGAAGGGCCCCATGTCATTGTTTGTGCCATCCAGAACTCCTCGTAGCTCATCCCAGGTTGTAATCAACCGGGGCAGCGCAGCAGCAGGCAAGTTGCGTTTAGTTGCATTAGCCTTGCGTCCGTCGATAACAATCATATCAACGGGGTAGGTTGTACCTTGCTTAGCGTATAGATCACCCGCAACCGTGAAGTGATCTACAACGTTGTACTCATTGTAGAGTTTGTAGAAAAACTCACGCTTAGACTTGCCCCGATAAGCAGTCCGACGCGAGTCTTCATCCAAACGATTTGGTCCGCCGATCAACAGGACAGCACGGCCATCATCCTTCATAGCCGTGAGCGCGTTCAACGCAATCGCGTGATCACGCTGCTTAGTCTCAAATCCATCGATGTTATAAGTCTGTTCGCCTTCTCCATACGGAGGGTTAGTCAGTACTACATCTACAGACTTGGGCTGAAATTTCATTGACCCAGCATCTTGCTGGCTAACTTTGAACCCTTGGGATTCAAGTGCCGCTACTCGGTCAGGATTAATTTCATTGACCGTTGCCTTATCTGCATCGGTAAAAATAAGTAATGCGCCCTGACCAGCGGTAGGTTCTAAAACTGTGTTGTCAACGTTATCGTAGAGTCCTGATAACTGAATTGCCGCGTGAGCAAGTGGCAACGGTGTGCTGTATGCTTGATTAGCAATACTGACGCTGTCTCTAACTCCAAGAGTCGGCATCTGCTTGTTATTAAAGTCAACAAGCCGGTTATAAATGTCTTCCGTATATTCTTCTTTTTCTACCACTTCCCGGCCATACACCACGCCAGCAAGTTCTACAGCCTCGTCTACCAGCTTCGCATCAGGAGTGCCGGGTTCAATCCTACGTCCGAGCACATCACCGGCAGCTCTCCGAGCCTCATTAATGTTGGCAAACCCTTTGCCATCTCGGAAGGTTTGCAGGAACGAATTAGCCAAGCGTACGCGCTCAGGCGCAGCAGGAGCTTCTGTCTCTGCCAGGATAGCGTCAACGTCTGCAGCTTCGACGGCGGCACTAGAATCCAAACCTTCAAGATCCGCAGCACGGGGATCAAACTTCACGCCCATGTACCAGGACTTGAGATACGGCTTAACAATATCTCCAAGGTCTCCGACCATTGCCTTGGCATAAGCAGCAAAAGTCCTGGCACCCTTTTCAATGTGATAGATGGCCAGCGTAATGCCGTCTTGCACAATCTCAGGATCAATACCGGATCTAAGAGTGCCGCCACTTAGTTTGCGACGCAACCGTTCTCTGGCTTGTGCTGCGGCTTCCTCACTGACTATCTTGTTAGCCCCAACCTCAACCTTGGGCTTTTGTGGAGGTTCAACAGTGGGAGGTTTAGGCGGAGTAGCCGGAGGTTGTGTAGGCGTAGTAGAAGTGCCAGAAGGTGTTGGCTGTGCAACTCCCCCTTTAGGCTGATAACCTTTCCCACCTTTTAGCCACGACTCAGAGGGATAAGAACTAAACGGCGGCTGGGACAACCAATTTTCTAACCTACTGCGTCTGCCAAACAATTCTTCTATAGCCTGACCCGACCCGCCAGCTTGTTGCAATGCATCAATTTGCGAAGACAAGGAATCAAGTTCTTCGCTAGCGCGCTTAACATTATTGGCTTCTTTTTGAGTGCCAAACGTTTGCGCCCAATTTCCATTAATTAAGAATTGCCACCCATCAGGTACATCTACACCGTTTTCATCTCTAAATGCTTGTTCAACAGTGTATTTAGACGGAGCTGTAGGGGCAGGCTCAGTTACGCCTGCCGGCGCTTGCGGTGGCGGAGTTGCCGTTTCACCAGAAGACGGTTGACGCGGCGGTAACTTACTGACTTGCGATTCATATTGCTGTCGGGCCTGTTGTTCACTAGGCCACAGCGTCATCTCAGGCAAGTACTGTTTAGCGTCCTGGTCATAGACGCCAACACCAAACATGCCTGACTTGTTCTTAAACAAGCGAAGTTCAGTGTTCTCTCCGCTAGGCGTAGCTGACAAAATCTCTGCAGATGCATATTGCCGTTTCTGCAGTTCCGTTCTCAAATCAACATCTGGGAACAACGCAGCAAATTTTTTTGTTTCCTCACGAACAGCTCGATCAGAAGAACTAAAATTATTGTCAATCAACTGCTGTTCTTGTGCCGCTAAAGATTCCCATTCAGCGCGTTTAGCCGATCCTTCCGGAGGAATGCGACCTTTAGCATCAAGTAATGCTCGTTTCTTTTCTCGGAGAGCCTGTACTTCTTGGACCACAGCATCACGTTGCTGCTGAGCGTCTTGCACGGCCTGTAAACTTTGCTCGAGCGTAGGCTTCTCTGCCGGAACTTTCTTTGTTTCTTCAACCGGGGGCGTGACCGTGGGCGGAGCAGTAACCGGTGGCGCTCCTGTGGGCGGAGCGGCAGGCGCGGCAAACTTGGCCTTAAGTAGCTGGTATACCTGATCTTCCGTAGAGCCCAGCATCTGCGGTTCTTGATCCGGCGTACCCTGTACTTTTTCTTGCAAACGTCGGAACAACTCGCGCTGCTGATCTTCCGGCAACTGGTTGACCATAGTTTGCACAGCCGCGCCAGCAGAAGGCGGTGAAGGCGGTGAAGGCGGTGCGACCCCGGACGGAGGAGCTATCGGACCAGCGGGGGGAGCGCCAGGGGTGGCAACGTTGCCACCCTCCGGGGGTGCCTCAGCCGCAGGAGCCCCGCGTAACAGTCCAAATACACCACCCAAAGTACCGCCACCGATAGCAGCCATGGCCGCGGTAGCACCCAACCCGGCAGTAAGTGACTGCTCCGGCTTGATGGTCTGCATGGCGATGTTACTGGCAAGTTTGCCACCCACCTCCTCGACCATCTCACTAGCCGACTCACCCAGCAAACCAGTAATGCCGCGACCCAAGCGGGTCGATTCGAGCTGGGACATAAATCGTTGTCCAGCCCCGGTCTCGGCAGCTTCTCGTACAGACTTAGCCACCGGCATTCTGGCCATCGTCTGTTCAATCGTACGCGCGCCCGGTAGTCTCTGCGCCAGGGTGGAAATCACCAACGCTGACGCGCCCACTGCTCGAGCGCGATCCAACGCGGTTTGTTTGGCTACGTCAGGATCAATCCCTTGTTGTACAAGTTCTTTGTACATTTCTTCAAAGGATTGAGCACCAACATCAGCGCCCTGCTGAATAGCGCCAGCACCAATAGCCGCCGCGGTACCGGTACGGGCAGCAATCTCGGCACCCTCTTGAAGACTCCTGCCGGCCATCGCGGCTCTGGCTGCACCCGCCGCTGTGCCTAGTTTTGCAGCACCAAACGGTACTACTAACTGCGGGATCTGCTCAGTTAAAAACGTACTAATCAGCGCTGGATCTTTAACCGTTTCCCCGAATGCCACGCCAAACGCAGGCAGTTGGCCACCCGCTCGTTCTGCCTCTTCAATCTTCCTGGCGCGTTCATATTCACGGGCTACCAAACCGGGCGATTTAAGCCCCTGGCCAGTCTTCTTAATACGCTCGCCAAGTTGGAATAGTCCTGTCTCAGTGTCGCCAGTTCCTAGCGCATATAGCTGGGCGGGAAACTGAACCAAGGCCCCAAGGCCGGAGGTAAGTGCAGCGCCAGGATCGCGCAGGAAGGCTTCGCCAACGGTACGTTCTTTGGCTTTTTCTCTGACCGACGCGCCTTGCTCTGCGATAGCCTGCTGCAAGACTGACTGTGGTGTGCCTTCCGGCGCTTCAATTGAATACGTATATCCATCAGGACCGCGTACCTGGAAGGTCGGCATAAGATTACCTCGGAGCAGTAGCGCCTGTTACTGTAACACCTTGGGACCGCGCAGATCCAGTTGTTGCGGGAGGCGGCGTGGTTGTTCTTCCGGAACGAGCACGTAATTCCGCAATTTGCCGATCCAATCCTTGTAAAATTTCTCTATCCGCTTTGAGAGCGTTTTCGTATTCTTCAACCAATCGTTTTTCTTGGTTACTGCGTTTGTCGGCAGCTTTGCCCAAAGCAGAATTCAAGAGCGGATTTTCACGCGCTTTAGCAGAGTTATCAGAAATCTTTTCAGCAATTCGCGCGCGTTCACCTACTGCTTGATTAAGTAATTGCTCAATCGAACCCGATTCCCTAGCGCCAGCCCCAATCTGAGCAACAGCAATCTGAGCAATACGATTAAGATCGTCGCGACTAATTTCATACCCAAGCTGCGCGGCCCTAGTCTGTACCTCTGCTTGAATCTTGTTAAGATCAGAACCATACCGCTGCAATGCACCCAACGCGGCTGCTGCCAATTCGCTATCAATTTTTCGATCAGCAATGTCAGTCTGCGACTCAATCTGCGCAGCGACTTCTGCGACCTTAGCTCCAAGTTCCAGACCTCTTTGACGAGCTTGGAACGCGGCCCGTTGTTCTTCTACGTCACGGCCACGCATAGCCTGACGACCAGCCTGCATATCTTTCAAAGCTTGCAGACCAAACGCTTCATTTGCTGCACGAGCACGATTAGCAGATTCTGCTGCTCCGCCTAGTACGCTGCCAATCCCCCGCCGGCCAGCACCACCAGCCAGGAACGCAATCAGACTATCCAGCCGCTGTTTCTCCGGATCCATCATCTGCGCATATCGCTGCTCCAAACGAGCCTGCTCTGCTTCAGCTTGGCGACGCGCTTCTGGCGATTCCTTGGGAAACGTAGTGCCAAGATTTTCAACTTCACCACGCAGCCTAGCAAGCTCAGCCATCTGTGGTTGATCTCGAGACGCACGACTTCTCAAAAGACTGGTGCGCATCTCACCTTGAAGTTGACGCATCAAAGCATCGTTACTTGGCGGCATAGCGCCGGCTAAGGCACTTGCAATCCCAGTTCCTACGGCAGAAGGGGTACGCAGATCTGGCGCAGCAGCAGCGCCTGTGTCTCTAGGCGGAGGTGGCGCGGCATCCTGTGTGCGCGGAGGAATTGTAGCGCCGTTCGGCGCAAACGCCGCTTCAAGATCTGCTGCCGGAGTAGCCCTAACTTCTTGTCGAGCGATGCCCGCGGCTACCTGTTTTAACGGGTCATCGAGATCAGCGGTTGATTGCGGGACAGGGCGCGACGGCGCAGGAGGGGCATATTGTCGAGCCACACTACGACCAGCCTCTACTGCACGTTGTTGTTCTTGAGCAGCAAACGCAGCCTGTCTTTGGGCGCGTCCACTAACGTCTCTAGCTAAGAATCGTTCAACATCAGGCGACAACGCAACTCGTTGCCCTGAATCCATTTCCGCCATTTCCCGACGAGCTTTTACTTGCAAGTCTTCAGACATGGTCGGTAACGTTCTATCTGGGATCGGTTGAACTCTTACGTCTGAGCCGGTTTCGCCGTTAAACGCCACAATACCGCCAGCCGCCATAGCCTGTTGCGGCATAACATTCTGCGCCCCAGGAGCAGCAGCAACTCCGCGACTCATGGCTTGCTGACGCATAGCCTGTTGTTGCTGAAGCGTCTTGCCAACCTGTTGAGCTAACTCTTGTTTTGTTAACTCAAACGCTTCCTCTTCCTTCTGATCTTTGATAGTAGGCAAGCCCCCAGGTGGCATGGCCTGAGCCTGCTTCGCGGCCATCAGTTGGCGCTTCTCTCGCGTTAATTGCTCATACGCGATCAGCTCCAATAGATCGTTACTAAGCTGGACACGTTTGCGTAACTTGTCTTCTTGCCCGCGGTACGCATCCATTACACGCGAAAGATCCATGTTCAGCATGGCTAATCCTTATCTGACAGGCGGAGTAGTACCGGAACTCGGAGGTGTGGTAGTCGGTGCAGCACTAATTACACCCAAGTCTCTAAGCAAAGTAAGTAAACCAGACCCAGTACCAAACAAGTTGCTCAAAAAGTCTGGCTGTGAATAGCCGTAGTTTGACGCGGAAATCGGCAAGTCTTTATAAAACTGTCGCTGCCATTCCAACTGTTTGTACGGGAAGTCGCGTTCCTGCTCAAACTGTTTAATGTCAGCCGTTAAACCTTCTTGCTCAATCCCGCGCTGTACGCCGCCCAACTCAGCTTGTTTCTGCAACGCTGACAGGCCATAGTCTTGAGCCTGTTTAGTCGCAGCCATTTGACGCTGTTGCTCAACATTAAACTGTTCTTGAGCTTTATCAAACGCGCTTCGATATCCTTCACCCGTAATTTTGGCTAGTTGCGACTGTAAGTTACGCTGCGCTTCAGATTCCATCAGCGCACCCCGTGCCCCGCCAAATCCACCCGCTCGAGTAGCAGCAGCACGATTAGCTAGATTCTGAATCTGAGATTGACGGGTGGCTTCGTCAAACTGAGGTTGAAGCGCAGCCATCAAATACGGATTCATATATGACTGCGCATCAGTCGCGGTAAATGACGTAGGTGTATACGCCTTCATTTGATCGGTCGGAATCGTCAGTCCTCCGATCCCGCTAAACGCCGTCTGCTGTAATGTTGACGGGCCTGCAGTCAACTGACCGGTATATGCCTCGTATGGAGTAGCCGCCTGCGATTCGACTTTCCCAAGCATACTGGTAATACCAGGACCGGCCCATTCGGCCAAACCGGTTTGTGTACTGGTCTGCTGGCCAACATTGGTTGGAACGTTTGACGTTGCCATGCTTACCTCGGCATAAATTTGTCAGGATTGATCTGTTTACCCTGCTTGGTCGTACCAGTCCGGGCTTTACGAATACGGTCCATCATGTCGTACAGACGCTGCGCTCCGGACTCAGAATTACCATTCCCAAGATGGGACACAACATCTGCAGGAATGACAAACTCACCATGGCTTAGTCTGGCCGGCTGAGTCCCTTCAATATTAGCCGGGATTTTATCAGCCATACCATCCGTAGAACCGTTCAAATAGCGTCCTTTAGCTAAACCCATCAGGCCACCCTGGGCTGCTTGGACGGGGCCTTGTCGTACAGGAGCAAAGACCGGTGCTGCGCCAGTTCTACCTAGATAAGTTTTATACGCATCATCTAAAGCACGACCAGAACCACCGCCGCTGATCATTCCAAAGTATGGACTTTGATAAATGTCCATAGAACTCATTCTATTCAAACCAGATGAAACATAGTTTGAGTATTCGGGGCTATTGTAAAAGTCTGAAAACCCGCTAGGTTTAGCAGTCGATCCTTCTTTCTTGGGCGCAGGCGGACCCATGGTAATAGCGTCTTCTATTTTTGCTGACGATTTCGGCGCGGGAGTAATAGCAGGGGCCAGTCCTTTAGCTTGTTCTTGAGCGGCAGTGCGCGCTGTTTGAACGCTAGTATCCGTAGGAGAAGATGGCGTTGGCACATATTGAGTGTCTGAAAAGTACCTACGACCGCCTGAGCCAGGACGCCGATTAGGATCCTCTGGCATCTTTACTCTCTCACGCACTGCTGTGTATTTAGGCACTGAACCTTGATACCCCACAGCGGCTGGCGCACCAGAGCCACGCATAGAAGACAACAACGCCATAATCCCAAACAGTCCCATAGGATTAGGTTTTCCGTCCTCGCCAACAATCAGCCCTTTAAGAAAGTTTTTTAGTTCTACAGGGATTTGAGGCGGAGTATCAGTTTTAGGCGGCTGTTCTTCTGGATGCTCCTCCAAAGACGGATCTTGAATTGGCAAGTCGCCGATAAAAGGTGGAGATATCGGATCTGTTGGGTGTTCTTCCAGCGAAGGATCTTCAGTAGGCAAATCTCCAAGAAAGTCATATGTCGTATCCGTAGCATACGGATTGCCGCCAGCATAAATAGAAACATAATCATCCGGATCCATATCAACCTCTCAACATTTTGATTAACTCATCATTAGTCATGGGCGCTTCCTGATACGGGCTAGTCAGTTGTTCCCACGGGATAAACTGTTCTGGCTGTTTCATCGGAGCCTGGGGCGGCTGCTGCTGCTGTTGCGATTGTTGCATCATTCCCAGCAATCCTAACAGCCCAAACAAATCCATGGACTGATCCTGCCGCTGAGGAGGAGGGGGTGGCGGCGGGGGTGGCGGCGGAGGTGGCTGTGGTGGAGGCGGTCGGGGGGGTTGCTGCGGTGGGGGTTGTTCTTCACGCGGAACAGTAAGATCAATCGGATTGCCATCTGCATCAGTCAAATGGATCGTACCGTCGTCTTCAACAATTAAAACGTTGCCGTCATCATCAACAAATACATCTGCAGGGCGTCCGGTCTGATCGCCTTCAACTTCAAAACCAAATCCTGGTTGGGTATCTTGTCCTGTACCCAGACCCATAAGTGCGTCAACATCTGCTTGAAGATCCCGCTCTTCCGCAGTCCCGCCCAAATCCATAAGCGCGTCAACATCTGCTTGAAGGTTTTGAGCATTTGCGAGATCGGTACCCGCCTTTTCGTTGTAAGAAATTTCGTCGCCAGTATCCCAAGCGCCTCGAAGATCACCTTCGTCTATATCTGTACCTTCACCTAAATCCGCACCCCCTGCGTCTGCATCTGTACCGACACTTAAACCTCCTGCGTCTGTGTCTGCATCGTACCCACCTGCAGGGGTGTCTTCACCCTCTACGTCTGCGTCTGTACCTTCACCTAAACCTGTGCCAACGCCCAGACTGCTTGCGTCTGTATCTGCATCGTATTCACTCGAAGCAGCATCCTCACCGTCTGCACCTACGCCGGTATCTTCACCGCCACCCAGCGTGTCTTCTGGAAAGGAGGGTGGCAACGTTGCCAGATAGGCGTCTATATCCCCGCCAAACTGTTGATACGTTTCATCGTCAGGGAAGCCGCGCTCTTGAGCCAACTGATCTCTAAACTGCTTTTGTTGAATCTCATACTGCCGACCGCTTTCTTCAAGCTTGCGCTCATCTTCTAAGTGTTTGGCATAACGCTCTTTGCTGCCACCAAACTCATCACGCGTCGCAGCATCCGGCCAACCCTCAGCAGATGCAAGATCATCTTGATACGCCGTTGAATCTCCGTCGTAACTTAAATAAGTAACATAATCAGGGAACCCGGCATCAGTCGCTTGGTCTTGCCTAAACTGTTCAACGTTGCCTTGATACAGGTTATAGATATCTACATTGGGGAAACCAAGCTCGTCGGCTAATCTTTCGCGCTCTGCTTGCTGATCAGAGCGGTAAGCATAGATATCGCCGTTATAAAATTTATATGTTTCATAGTCGTCAAAACCGTAATCTCTGGCTATTTGAGCTTTTTCAGTTTCAGTAAGCTCTGGTTCAACAGCCTGAACGGTGTCGTTCCCTGTGCCGCCTGCAACCGTGTCCTCGCCCTCAACAGCTTTGACCGTATCGTTACCTGAACCGCCCTCAACTGTTTTGTCTCCAACAACAGCAGCGGTGTCGTTACCAGTCCCGCCGTAGATAATTTCTTCTGCTTCCCGCGCTTCTCTTGCTTTGCGCTCTTCGTCCGTCTCGCCGCCAAGCAGATCATTTCCCAAGCCGCCGGTAGGCGTATCGACTACAGTGCCATCGCCCGGTTCAAACTCTTCAGCATCTTCTCCGGGCGTATAGGGGAATGGCTCTGTTGATGGCTTGGTACCAAAGAACTCTTCTACGCCTAAACCGGGGGTTAACGGAGTCAAAGGCACTTCAGGAGCGCCTATAGGCTCTACATCAGCACGTGGCAGACTCGCTTGATAAGCTTCAACGTCACCTTCAAACCGTTGTTGCGTGGCGTAATCAGGGAAACCTGCTTTCTGAGCGTCAAGCTCACGCTGCCCAGTAACAAATTCTTTTATGTCAGTAAACGTAGAAGACTCATCTCGCTTACCAATAAACTTCAATAAGTCTTCATCAGACGGTTCAAACCCAATGTCGTCAAAGAACTCTTTAGCTTCATCACGCGTGACGGCTTGACTATCAAACTGCTCAGTAAATTGCTTAGTTAGCTCTTTCTCATCGCCTTGTTGAACTAAAGCAAGCAGATCATCCTGCGTGAGTGTCAGCCCTTCTTTCTGTGCAATATCAGCCAGTTCGGCGGCATCTAGCGTACGATCGTCAACAAAGCTATTAATTAATCCTTGTAAGTCAGCATCAGCACCTTCACCGACAAACTTTGCAATGTCAGCGGGACTAGCCTCGTAATCGGCAAATAACGGGTTATTGGCAAACGCATTCGCTACTTCATCGCTAGTGCGGAAGTTTTGATCTAATGTATTAACCGCTTCTGTTGCGATCTCTTTTGCAACATCACTAATTTCTTCACCAGCGACCTCTGACAAACCGGTGATGCTTTTGTCCAAATCTCCTAAATACTTATCACGATCTACCAACAGATCTTGAATTGTTTTGTTTAACCCACCGTTTCCATCTTCACCAAATAACTTAGTTACATAGCCATCATAAGTATCTACTTTGTCATCTAACTTGGTTTTATCAGTGTTAAACGTTGCAAGCTTTGTATTAAAATTTGTTACGGCTGATTCAAATTGCGGAATATTAGTATTTAAATAATCTGCTTGTTTTTCTAACGTATCTTTTGCATGAAGCCCAAGGCTAAGCACAAATTCATTAGTAGTAGGATTTACATAATATGTTCCATACTCTGGATCATTAATCTCAACCAAACCCATGCGCTGCGCGTATGCTGTATTAGCGGCAGGGTTGTAATGAATAGTGTTAGATTTCCAATCGTAGATTTGACCGGATAAATTTAATAAATTAGACGAATCTTTAAGATTCTGTTGTTTTGTATTTAACGCCGTAGACTCTGAATTAAGTACGCTTGCAATCCCTGAAAGCCGAGTACTTTCAGTATCTATTTCGCCGCGTAAAGTATTGGCTTCCGATTGCGTTGTTTCAAATTCTGTAGCGGTTTTGTTAAGATCACTTACAACAGACTTCAATCCAGAAGCCGCTGTATTAGCCAGCGTACCAAATACAGATTGGCTTAATGCATTACCAATAGCTAATGCGGGATCTTGATTATTTAGAATGCTACTAACTGCTGCTTTGGTAGCATCGCTAATTAGTCTGCCTTCAATTTTGGAAGGATCAACGCCAAGCTCAGTACGCAAAGTGTTGTTAATTAAACCGCCGACTGCCCCAGATAGCGCGGAGTTAAATACTTGATTTAAATCCTTTCCTTGCAAAACAGCAGCAGCGCCTTGGGCTGAAGCGTTAGTAATAACTGTTTTAAGGATTGCGTCGGTAGCGGTGGTTTGAAACGCCAAATCCCCTGCGCCACCATATCCCGCAACATTACCAAGTTCTGGGAAAGCGGCATCTCCAACCGCCGCACCGGCTTCTGTTGCGATATAACTCGTAGCTAAGTTAATTACATAGTCTTCCATGTTCCCGCCCGACATGGCGGTGCGGGCTAACGATGTTACATACGGCGGCACTCCAACAGCGGTTAGAGCAATAGTCGCAATTGTGGGAAGCGGATCTTTGGCAATTGCATCGAATGTTTTGCCAATACCGGTTAAACCCCTATCTACCCATCCAGTAATAGTGTTGAACGCGTTGCTTAACTCTTGTCTGGGATTACACATCTACAGTACCCCGATAGATGGTTCGGCCCTGATCATCCGTGCCAACTTGTTCTACTTTAACCGGGTATCCCAAGCGCTTCATCATTTCGATAAGCTGCATGTTGTGCGTTTCGCCAAACACAGATTCAAAGCCAGACTTGTCTAAGGCTTTGGCAAACTCTTTCATATTCTTCAAAAAGTTCTTTTGCGTGTCGGCGTTAAACACATACATCTGAGCGGTCTTCTGTGGCAAAAGTTTGATCCACAAAAGCGTATCCCCATTACGCATTACCCGATGCGTATTGTTTTGAATGGATAGAGCAACGGCTGCGTACACACGCTTCCAGTCCATACCCATTTCTTTGACTTCATCAGACTCTTTAATGATGTCTTGTGTGCTCTTCATACCGCGCTCACAAAGGTAAGAGTAGCAACAACTGACGGAATCGAAGGGTGCGGAAACGGCGTTGTCTGAGCCGCTTCTGCTTCAAACGTAACCGCTACGTTATTAACTGCAGCCCACATCTCAACGGTGTCCTCGGGAGCCAACTGCACGTAGAAATTACACGCTGCGATGATGAACCCGTCGATTCCCCCGTGCTTGGCGATCACATCAAACTTACTAGCCGTGCCAGCTACGTCTATATTGTTAACCCGCAGCCAAATCCATGCTGTATGAATCTGAGTGTCAGTGTTTTTTAACTGAACACTAAATTGATAGTTGTAGATACCGCCAACCGACACAGCAATACCATCGGTGCCATCGTTAGTGCAGGCTGACAAAAAGTCATTTGTATCAAACGTGATCTGTGTTGGCGTATCGACTGTAAATGTTTTATCTGTTGTGCGTTGGATAGCCGCATACGGGAAGTACAGATTCGAGCCCCCCGGCGGTACATCGCCAAGTGGCGGACTAATCAGCGCGTTATATGACTGTGTGAGACGGTTATAAAACAGTCGATGAACGTTATTTAGCTGATCCTGATACGGACGATCATAGCCTTCCCGCGCCTGGGGCAAGGCAGGTGGTGCAACCTTCTGAATAATCGGGGAAGTCATTTAGCGCTTGCCATCAGGCCGCATGTCAATCCGGGGCGACCCAAGCTGCCATGTCGTGTTTAGATCATTGGATTCGATCTTCATCGCCATCTGTCGGGCGCGGACTCGTGTATAGACCTGACCGGTAAACTGTTCAACGGGAACCACTGCCGTACGGGTAACGTCGGCATAACTAAAATAACCCTCAGAGTGGTTAGCATTGACCGCCGGACTAATAGAATACCCCGATCCAGAGTTCTGCAATGGGAGCAGGTACATCGTTACTTTTGGACTGTTTGTCGTAGACCCAGAGAATGTAATGTCAGGCAGCATTCGCCAGACAAACATGAACTTATGGCCGTCATCTAAATCAAATTCAGAAGACGTAATGTAAGAGTTGATAGCTGAATCTACGCCAGCTTCGTTGTCATTAAGGCCAAATTCCTGATTAACCAGAGTATTAGAGTAAGTCGCAGCCAGCGGGTACTCGCGCAAACCAGAATCTAACCAAGCCGTACGCGCCATGGTGCCGTAGTACCAAATGTCTTCCATGTAGTTATAGACAACGTACTTGTCAATTGTCTCTGATTCCGCAGAACAATAAAACCACCAGATTTCATAGAACCCTTCATTGGTTCCGGCAAAGATCTGTGGGTACTGAGACTGGTTTAAATCCTCAAAGATGTAGCGACGCAAATCACAACGAAGTGGTTGTACTCGTCCATCGTATTTGTAGAACTTGTCTTTACCCATCCAATACGACACGCCGTTGGCGTAGGCTACCGCGTTTTCACTGGCAATAGAAATGTTTTCGCCGACCAACTGCGCGCCCCAGACGATAGGGGCACCAACGTATTGCAAAGAATAAAGCGCCGCATCCGTCCAAACCAACACCTCCTGACGGGACTGAGTGGCACTAATAATCTCAGAGCCTCTGGATAGTCTTAGAAAACCTGCTTGGTTAGTAGATGCAGGTGTCCAGTTAAACGGATCTTCTTGGTCTGACCACCGGATCAACATCGGATCAAATATGTTCGTGCTGTACTCGCTACAGCCGAGCGCAAACACAAATCGATTGATGTCTGAAACTAACAAGTAATTCTGTTTGGTAGGTACGTCCGTAGCCCCACCCCAGGCGGAAAGTAGAGGCGCGTTGGGCAGAATCGTATGAGCCCCGCTTTGACTGCCTGACGTATTGATAGGAGTACCGCCCGCTGTTGCAGCAAGCTGGAAGGTCGTACCCGATGCGTTAACCACGTAATACTGAGTTCCAACCGTAAGCCCTGTAGGCAAAGCCCCGGTGGTAGCAAGTCGGATCGGTGTGCCGTTTGAGATTTGGGCAGACGAAACAGTGACTACCGCAGGTGACGCAATGGTGACGGTAAAGCTCAGGGGAAGACTACCCAGCGTGGCATCCCAGTAATAGATACCGCCACCTCGGGGGCCAAAGATCAGGTCTTCACCAAAGTTAGATTGGCTCCACAGCCTGATGGGGTCGGTTGAAGCTTGCCCAATACCCCAAGCACCTGATCCCCAGCTTGACGCACCCCAGCCGGTAAGAGGTTCCACAAAAGACGGGCCAGTATTGATTTGATATACCGCCCGGACAGTCCCACCGCCAGTGGCAGTTGTAGGGTTACCGCTAACGGTAATGGTGTAAGTCGTAGCCGATACGACAGTGATTTTATACTGACCAGTAATAGTGATGCCGCCGACAGCAGATCCACCATAAAAGGTTACAAAATCGTCTGTTTTATAGCCGCCATTTGCATCGGTGACCGTTACTGTTTGAGAACCAGTAGTCGTAGCAAACGGATTAGTTAGCGTGACCGCTGACCGAATCGGCGTAATGTCGTTGTACGCACCGCCCTGGCTGATGTAGTACTTAAGGTTAGTCCCAACGGCAATTAAATTCTGCCCGCCGAGCGTTACCCAGTTCCAAAGCGCCCGGCAAACACCCAGAAAAGTTGTTACCGGACTCTGAAACGGTGCCCAACCACCAATCTTTTCAGGCGTTCCTTGGCGAAAACGAATCTTGTCGCACTCGTACCAACCCCCTTCATTGGTATAGCGCGTGTTTTCACGGTTTACCCCACTTTTTAATAACAGTTTTTTAAGAGCCATGGCTACCTCAAGTACATCGCCCGTTCGTCTTTTCTACGTATTACCAGCCCTGGTAGCACTTTACCCGCCGACAGGTTCCACTTCAAGAACTCGTCGGCTGCACCCTCAAAGTCGCCTCGGTTGTGCTTGGCTCGAAGGGTAGAAGCCTGAAGATTCCCTAGCCCAACGTTGAAAGCGAACGAAGTGAGTGCCAGATGGCGAGGGCTAAGATCATCCACAGTACATAGTCGGCGTACCCCCGCCAGAAACCGCGCCAAATCCTGTTGGAGAATGCTGTCCACCTCTTCATCCGTCAGCCTCCGATCCCAACCGGCAGGAACGACGAGGCCAAGTCTTGCATCAAACGGTACGCGCAGGTGAGCAGGATCGATGACGTGACCAACACCGACAGTCCAAAGACGAGCAGGGCAACGGTAAGGCTCATGCTTAACCCCTTCATGATGACGCAGCATCTTTAGCAGATCTTTCACTTCTTTGCTTTGCAACCATTAAAGTGATACCGCCGCATGTTGCCACCGCCGCCTTCAAGCCCGCAATGCGGACACTTCACAATATGACGCTTACCTTTACACGCCTCGCTGAGCCGCGTCGTAAACTCTGGGTCTGCTAATCGCTTGGCCGCGCCCTGAAGGTATGGTTCGCGCTGACGCTTAATTCCAGTCGCCCCATCCACGCTCGGAGCCTTGTTGTAAAGCATATCCAACCCTTGCCGCAACAACTCAGCTTCTATGGCACGCGCCTCTTCAACCGTCCCGGTTTCCTTGATGACAACAAACTCAAACCCGGATATGCCGTATTTTTGGGCGTCTTCTGCGTAGCCTTCGTAATGCCGAAACTTGGCGCAATTGATGGCGCATCGGTGATTCCGCAGCCGAAGCTCTATCTGGCTAGAGCTTCCTATGTATCGCTTACCGTTGTGCTTGTTGACAACGGCATAGACCCCGACAGTCATTTGCCGCTCCTTTCAAATGCGCGGCCTCCAAAATGGAAGCTGATGATTGACGCCCAAATGATCTGGGTATCTGCATCCCAAAGGTTAGCAATCACCTCGGCAAACGGGGTTCCAAGGTGCCACGCATACGCGGCTCCAAAGACGTTGATGAAGCACAGTAGCGCAAACATCCCGTAGGTGATTACAGGTCTTACGAGAGCGCGGGCGTTGATCACCCACCTCGATGCCCCTTCACCGATAGCAATGTCGTGAGCGTAGAGGGCTTGCTTCTCTTGGAGTGCGATCTGTTGGGTCGAGACTTCAGCGTTGATCGTCAGTTGATCCGTTCTGATCTCTTCGACCCGTGCCTGTGCCTCGAACCCTGCTTTCCTGAGTTCCAGTTCCCGCTCGATCTGCATCTGGGCGAGCTTGATCTCGTGAGCCTTGTCCGACCGGTCTTGGAAGAAGTCGAGGAGCTTAGGCAAGCCTCCAGCAAGGAAGGACAGCAGCGTAGTCAGAAGCGTAATCATCGAGATATCTCCGCTAAGAAAACCATGAGCGCCGCTATCAGGATAAAGACGAGAGTTAACAGGTAGTTCATTTCACCGCCGTCACTTGATCGTCACCCTTCGTGACCGTTACTCGGCCCTCAGTAACATCAACCTTCATCGGCAATTCTTTCCGGTCGAGCTTATCCAGACGTTCAATGAGTGACTTGATCACCTCAAACTCCGGCTTCTCCTGCTTAGGATTCGCCCCAGCGATACCGTTCAGCATTGAGATCAGGGCAGTTAAAGCTGCACCCAATAGACCCATGACGGCTGCGATCTTCTCGTTCTCAAGGACGATAGAAGCGCCCACCCCGATCACTACTATGAGAGTGATATAGAACAGTCCCTGCTTGCCGATAGCTTTACCAGCTACGTCTTTAGCAGAGGATTCCGCCTCTAGTCTCTGTAGCTCTGCTTGCGCCTGAGCCTTGAGCATTTTGATCTCGTTCATTCCGGCCACCGATCCACCATGAACTTGATGATGTGGAAGAGAATGATCCCGCCTGTACCGATCACAACCGCTATGAAGATGGCGTCAGAGCTGTTCTTGATGAACTTTTTCCTGCGTCTCATCTGCTCGTACACCATCTTCTCTCGCTGCTCTTTAATCCGCCGCCGCATCTGGACGAACTCGACGTACCCTTCGCGGCCCAGATGCTGAAGCTCTCCGTAGTGAAACCAGTGATAGAGAGCCTTCTCCATCTCTTTGATCTTTACCTGCGCCGCGTAAGCATCAAACGCTTCTTGGGTAGCAGACTTCGTAAAGACCAACTTCTTGAACAACGGAGGCTTCTTGTTGGCCTCTATGTTGATCCACTCTTGTAGATCAGAGACAGCAGACGCCCACTTACCCAACTGGCCGAAGACATCTTCTGCCTCTCGGCCAAGCTCAACAGCTTTTTTTAGGCCGTTAAAGACTGCCGTAGCAGTAGCCAGCAGGGTAACTGGGTCAAGCACAATTTATGCAGCCTGCGGGAGCCAAGGCAGCGGCGGGGTCACAATCGTCGGGAATGCCTGAGCCTGAATCTGCGCCTCTACAGCCGCTTCCGTTGCAGACTGATCCACTCCATTGGCCCAGATCCAATCAAGCACTTCTTGCTTAGTGACATTCGCATACGGGATAAAGGTATCGGTCGGCGCGGGGAGAGTGCAGGTAGCATAGACCCGGCCTGAATACTCTTTACCGTCGATGACTTGGGTGTCATCACACGACCAATGAACCGTCTGAATAATATCCTGACGGTCGCCTTCTTGGGCGATGCACTGTAGACAAGAGATGTTCCAGTTCATGTTAGCTCCTTACTTAGCTTCAAGGGCGGCGACTTTCGCCTCCAGTTGTTCAATCCGGGCCATTGCTTCTTGCAGGGCAACAGCGGCTTTCATCAGCAGGATAGATGACTTGACGGTTTTAGTGGTCGTGCCAGTAGGCTGCTGCGTCTGCGTGACGTTGCCATCCTCGTCCGTCACTTCTACCGTTTCCATGTCTGGGTGTTCATCTACCAGACCGGGAGATACTTGCTCAAGTTCTTGTGCGATTACGCCAAGCAACGCCGGAGCATCAGGATTAGCAGCAACATCAGACTTCATCCGATACTTGCGGAAGCGGATTGCTTTGATGTCATCCCATTGCGAACCCGCGTCTACGATGTCTTGTTTTAGCTTCTGATCGGAGATCGTGCCGTAAACACCGTCGTGGTTAGCAAGGTCGCCGTCAGAATAGATGTATAGCCGAGTTGTAGTGCTGTCTTCACAGGTAAAAAACCAGTTTGTATTATTATCCGGCGAAGCGGATGAAAACTTTATAACTTGCCCGTATGGTGATGCCGACGTATTGGCAACAAATACAGTATTTACATCGGATGCACTGCTCCGCAACTCGTGATATGTGCCCCCAGCATCTTGATACGTCCCCGCATTACTCGCCTTGAAATACCCACCCGACGTTATCCGGGCGCGTTCGGTGGCATTGGTATAAAACGCAATAGGCTCCGCACCACTTTGATATAGCCAAGCCTCACCATTTGACCGGCGAGAAACAATAAAATTGTTTGCACTGCTTGTGTGGTTAATGTAAATATCACCATTAAAACTTGCATTGTTTTGTACAAATCTTGCAAGCACACCTAAACCGAGCGTGTTCTTGACGATTAGCATCCCATCAGGATTCGTCTCGCCAATGCCAAGACGCCCCGACGCATCTAGCGTCATGGCTTGAGAAAGCGAAATCGTTCCACCAGCCGAACCTGATGCAGACGTAAAGAAGCGATGCTGTCCCTGATATTGGTTATATAGCGTCGCCTGTCCAGTTCCTATGTACTTCCAATTAGACCCATCGTAATAGCCATTAAACGAAATCCCACCATCTCCAGTTGACCCGGAAATTCCAAGGCTGTTAACTTGGATTGCCTTATAGCTACCCCAAGCACTCGGCGTCACCCCAAGGCCGAGGTTGCCGGAGGAGTCGAGGGTGGCAACTGTAGAACCATCAACATCAAAACTAATTTGAGAAGATGCGTATGCATTATTTGGGTCGGCAGATACTTGCAAGACCCCGTTTGTGCTTGAGCGCAGCAAACCTTTGTTGAGTATCCCAATGCCACCGCTATCAGTCACAACCTTTGCGCCTGAAAAATCGCTTGTCGTACCTACTTTCAGACCTGTGGAGGTCAGGCGCATTTGTTCTGTGTTGTTGATACCCCACGCCAACGGGTGGTTGGTTGTTGTTCGGAACACCACCCCTGCTACGCCAGCATTTCCAGCAGCGTCTGCAAAGTTCTGATACCCAACCGATCCGGCGATCAGATTGATCGTTGCGTAAGAACCAGAAGCGCCTTCATTTTGAAGTGTAAGCGCAGCAGCCGAACCATCAGTCGTGTTTCGATAGTTCTTGAGATTCGTCCCGTCAAACGTCAGCGCACTCCCCGTGGTCAGGACTTTGGAGCCGTTGAGGTAGGCCACTCCGTTGGCTGTGCCTGCGTTTAACACAGGGTTAGCAGAAAACGTCACCACCCCAGTAGAGTCCGCCAGCGTCATCGAAGCCGTACCATCCTTGGCTTTGATGTTCGTTACTTCTATAGTGGTGAGATCAAGAGCAGCATTAGAAATCTGCACCTGACCATTGCCGTTGGGGGCTATGACGATGTTCCCATCCACCCCGTCCTGAATCGTAATGCTGCCGGAGTTGGTGCCTGCGTTCGTGTTAAGAATCAGGTCAGCAGTGCCATTGCTCGTGATCGTGACGTTGATGTTGGAGTCGCCAACACGAACGGTGTCTGCGTCAAGCTGAACGTCACCCGTCCCATTGGGGGCAAGAACGATGTTGCCGTTGGTATCCGTAGAGGAGAGGGTGTTGGCGTCCAGCCGGAGGTTGTCTACGTTAAGAAGCGTAGAAACGGTGATTGCGCCCGTGCTGTCAGCAATCGTAGCGGCAGCAGTGCCGTCTTTTGCCTTGATGTTAGTGACTTCAAGATTAGTAGTGTCAACGGTAACAAACTCCCCCGTCCCACTCTGCGTAGCGATCTTTACGAAGTCAGTACCATTCCAAGCAATCAGCGCCCGTTCGCCAGCCGTAATCGTTACACCAGTCGAGGTACCGCTGCTGGTCGTCGCCTGAACAACAACAGATTGATTTGTAGAAGTGCTATTGAAGATCAGGTAAGTCTTACTGAACTGCGAGTTAGTAAGAGACGAATAACTAACCGTGATTGTCAGGGTGCTCGCTGGGTTCCCCGTGCAACGAATCAGGGCGTATTGAGCAGAACCGGTAGAGCCACTCCCAGCCGCGACAAGAGCCGTTCCTGTAGTTTTAGACAGCGTGACCGCAGTCTGACTGCCGCTAATGACCTGTGCGTTGGCAATCGCGTCATCAAGATACTTGGTGATGTAGTCGTTTACCGTATCGCCCCAAGTACCGGAAAGTTCTCCAGTGACGGGAAGAGCCAGACCAAGAAGATTTGAATATGCAGTGGTCATTTGAGCCTCATGCTGCTATTTGATTCCAGTTGGCGGTCTGTGAGTCGTTTACTGCTACATAAGAAGCGGTTTGTGAGTCATTGACGTTTATCCATGTTGCCACCTGACCCGTTCCCACACTACTCCACCCCGCGCTTTGCGCGTCACTCACATTCTGCCAGTTTGCGTTCTGGTCGTCATTAATTTGACCCCAGACATTTACTTGCCCGATAACTCCAATTGCCTGAACGCCTGATGGAGTTGCCGTCGCCCCGCCTGTAACAGTTACTGTACCTACAAAACCAGTCGCCGATACACCAGAAACAAGAACAATGATTGAATTAAGAACTGTAACCGTGCCAATTTGCCCGGTGGCTTGTACTCCAGTAACTGGGACAACCGCTGTACCGGTTATCGACGCCTGACCTATAACTCCCGTAGCAGAAACGCCAGAAGGAAGTACGGTCGCTCCACCAGTAACCGTAACAGTGCCAAGCTCCCCTGTTGCGGAAACTCCGGTTACTTGTACAAGAGAGCCTGCGGAGACTGTAACGGTGCCGATCTGACCAGTGGCAACGTTGCCACTTACAATTACAACGGCAGTACCAGAAACAGTGACGGTGCCTATTGCACCGGTGGCTGATACCCCCGTTACGGCAACTACCGCCCCTGCATCAACAGTGACGGTACCAATCTCGCCGGTCGCTTGTACGCCGGTTACCGCAACATTCGCATCAGCCGTGACTACAACTGTGCCAACTTCCCCAGTTGCCTGTACGCCTGAGACTACAACAATCGCTTCTGCTACTACAGTAACGGTGCCTATGAACCCCGTGGCCTGAACGCCTGTTACCGGGACATCCGCATCAGCCGTTACTACAACCGAGCCTAAAAAGGTTTGAGCCGTGACTGCCGATTTGCCGACGCCCCAGCCCTGCTGCCCCCAGCCAACGCCAGAGGCAGACCAACCTTCAAACGCTACGATTGCATCTGACACACTTATGCAATCCTAATGATCGCAGACGAAGCATCGTTAGTCGGGAACTGAACGGTAAAGTTGCCGTTCGTAGAAGTCTTGTCCCCGCCAAAATCCAACACTGCAATCGCTTTGTTTGATTTACTTGAGTTGTAAATCAACGCCCCACGCGCCGTGATTGTGGCGTTAGACCAAGTAGTATCAGAGAAATCAACGAATGCCGTTGTACCCGATAGACTTACGGTTGCACCGGCCAAGGTATTACCGCCCGCCACATACCCAGTGCCCACCACTTCATCGGACGTGGTGTATACCGTCGTACTTGCCCCCAAAGTAGCAGCACTGGTATACAGCGCAATCTTGATTGTGTCCGTGTCCATGTCATGTTCACCCAGCAGAATCTGCTGTTTGAACGAAGAACACATTGCCTGAGAAATAGCCATTTATCACCTCACTGGTACACGAACCTGACCAGAACGATAAGTGTCCTGGCGCAGCTTACCATCACCAAGTTGTTTCAGAAGAGCGACTGACTGTGTGTACAACGCAGTGTACATCTCAACTACGTCTTGTTCACCCTTCTGGAATCGAATAGCTTCAACTAGTGCGCCGTTTAGAAGAGCCGAATCAAACTCATCACCAAGCCACGTCGTACCCGCGGTCACAATAGATTCAGGGTAGTAGCCGTAATGAAGCTCTGTGCTGTAAGCCAAGTTGGGTGTTGGCCCCAGGATAAACGCCGAATCATCAAAGATTGCGTAATGCTTAGGACGCCCACGCTCTGACGTATTGGCACTTTGGCCAGAAAACGGATACGCCTCGCGAATAAAGTTAACGTCTTTATCAAGCAGGTAGTAATACCGATTGTCCGTATCAATTACGGCTAGAGAATATACATACAGAAAATCAGAAGGAATCTGCAAATACGGATTGCCGATGCTCATAGCCCCAGTTACGTTTTTCCGTAGCGCCGGAATCTGAACAGAGTTGTAGATCTTCTGTTCAGCCTGCTCGGTAAACATATCTAGGATGGCATCAGTGAACTCCGCTTCACAGATGTCCTTGATATTCTGTTTAAGCTCTGTGTAATTCATGCCATCGGGCCGCGAGCCATAACACCTTTAGTTGCCGCGCCAGTACCACGAATCTTGATGCCCGTGGTTTTAACATTCTTCTCAGGGTAACCGCTGTTCTTCAGGTCTACCTTGGGAGCCGGCTTGGGCTGATTAGAATCCTTTTTCATTTTGCACCCGACTTACGATAGGTGAAAGACGATTTCTTCTGATTGGCAACCTTGGCTAGATTCCTGCCAAGCTCACGCATCTGCAAATTGGTTTTACCGCCTTTGGCAAACTTTGTCAGCGGCTTGCCAGGGTGCATAGCTTTTTCATGCTTATGCACTGCTTTCTTTGCGTCCATAATGACTCCTAAGTCGTTACCGTTACTGTACCAACTTGGCCCACTGCAACCAAGTCATTTGGCGTAAGCGGCGCATCAAATCCACTTGAACCACCTACTGGATTCCAGCCCCACTGAATCTGCCTACTACCTAAACCCAAATTACCGTCAGCCAAAGTTCCAGACGTAACGTACGTTGTATCTCGTCTTGGATTCCTCAGCGCCTGGGGATCATCAACTGGGTACATTCCAAGCTGAAGTTGAGGGTGATCCGGATCCCAACATTCGTGACAGACCAACAAGTTAACTTGTTTGGTCTTGATGATCAGCTTCTGTAGATCTCGCAGACGATATCGAAATCCACACCGATCACACATTGCAATGGCAATTTTGCCACTGGCAAATCTGTTACCCATTACGCACCACTGCTGCCAAGATAGTACCGACGAGGTACAAAACGTACCGCGGCCTTCTCTCGATCTTCCCCTGCAGCCAAATTAAATTGCTCGTCGTATTGAGCTTTTAACATCTCAACGCGACTAGATAGTTCAGGAACTTTGGTCGCAATTCGATACGCCAATCCTGATGTCAACGCCGGCAAGAACCTAAAGTTCATATCGCCAGTCTGAACTCCTGATCCAGCATCTTGGATTCTGCGTAGTCGCCAATAAACAAACTGATACGTCTGTGTGTTATCTGGCACTAACCAAACCGTTACAGACGGAAGGTTTGGGTTTGATACCGGCGACTGATCTGCATGTGATGCTGCTACTGTGTTGTTTTGCCCACGCGCCACGCCCATCAGTGTGTTGCCACTAATGTATTGATAAAAAATATCTTCTGACCCAATCCTAATAAAACCATAGCCTGGGAGGCCCACTACGGTATTTAACGGAATAGAAGTGACACTAGAGTTAATGCCACCCACAATATCAACTACAGATGACGTAGGAGATACCGCACCTGACAATCTGTTTACCAAAACCTGAATAGGCCGTCCTTGCGCTAGCTTATTAGGAATTGTGGCGTACGTTGAAACACTAATCCGCGTGATATTTAAATCAGCCTGGGTAGATGCCGTGTTTTGACCAGTACGGATGACGTGTTCAAGCAAGTCAATGGTGTCAGTGGGCAATGCATATGTACTCAAACCTGCGGTCAACGTAATGATCCCAGGCTCAATTGTCCACATGTTAATGCCGCGATTTTGCCATTCAATCGTCAGCAAATTCATTGAGCGTCGCGCAGTCTTTAAGTCATAACCTGACCGCATTTCGCGACCGGCAATCTCCCAGGCTTCTTCCGCAATTTCTGTGAAGTCTAGGTCAAACGCGGTTGTGCCAGAAGTGGTCATCTGAATCCTGCCGTTTTCTTAGCTATGCCTTTTGGCTGCGGCACAAACTGTTTGCCTTTGGCTTTACCTGCTCGTTTTGCTCGCGTCGTTGCTGCATACTCTGCAGGGGACAAAGATTTAATCGCTGCTTCAGGCAAATATCGCTCACCCGTCTTAGATGACGGTTTACCGGATTTAGTTGTCCAACGTTGTTGGGTCCAATCCTTAAGCGATTGTTGAGGCGCTTTAATCGCCATTACCGTAACTCCCGAATGCCTCAAGGTATTCTATGGCGTTGCGCAAGACTGCAGGGCTATCCTTAAACATTCCAAGCGCACGATTACATTGTTTGCACAAGACCCCACGAAACTCCCCTGTCTCATGGTTATGATCAATTGCGCTGTCCATAAGTGCAACCTCATTTTGGCAAATAGCGCAGCACTCTTCTTGGCGTTCGTAGCGATCAATCAACTGTTCTGGCGTGATGCCCCGACGAGCACAGCGTTTTGCAAGAGTCCAACTGTCTTTATTGCGGTACTCTCTTACACGCTCCGGGTTTTTGACCGTCCAACTCCGGTGTGCTTCATATAAACATTTGTTGCAAGTGCTCCGCAAAAGATGTGCATTGGCCCCGCCGCGACTTCTAAACAACTTAACTGGCTGCATCGTACAGCACTTCGTGCATAACTTTGAATTCCCGTTAGCAAGCAACTGCGTTTCGCGTTTTTTGGCTTCAGCAGCGCGACGTTTTTCGTTGGTTGCGTATGGCATCTTTAGTCTCGATAACCGCCGCCACGAGCTTTATATTGTTTTGCCAATAATTGACTTTTACGCCCGCTCCACTGACCCGCCGCTGTTCCTTGCGTTGCCTGCCCTTTGATACGGTTAAACAAAGCTTTACGCATGCCCGGCTTTGTGTAATTGCCAGCTTCATTAACACGACTGACTTTGCCGCCCTCTGCGTACTCGTAGAAGGCGGTGTCATCTCGACGTTGTTTACGCTTTGGCCCAGGCATTTTGTTAGGGCTAATAGCGCCCATACCGCGTGAAGACATCATCGCAGTCTCCTAGATCATACGACCTCGAGTTTTGCCGCGTTGAGCACAACCATCGGCACGTTTTGATGCTGAGCCTACAGATCCGCCAGATGCATACCCACGTTTCATAGACTGACGCTTTGACTCTTCATAAGCCTTATCCATCTCACGCTGCTTACGATCTTCCTCAACCTGCTGTTTCATACGAGCAGCTTGGGCAGGACTAGGCGTCATTTCTGCTGGATTCAAAGGCGGGTTTCGTACTTCCGGGCCTGCTTCAGGGCCACGTTGAAATTCATCTGGCAAAACCGGAAGAGGAGGAACGCTCATCGATTGACGTTTTTTCATGTCAGCACTTCCCGCCGCCCATCATGCGTACTTGTGTACCTTTAGTCTTACCTTTCTTGGCAATACCATCAGCAGCACGAGTGTAACCACCAGACGAATACGCCATACCGCCGCCCATCATCTTCTTAGCCATGCCGCCATGCTTCATCTTGCCCACACCATCAGCCGCAAATGCTGGAACTTTTTTGCCATCTTTCTCAACCATCGGCATACCGCCGCTAGCGTAACCGCCACGCTTCATACCTTTGGCCTCGGCCATCTCATGTTTGATCATGGACTTTGGAGCGCCTTTTTTCTTCATAAAGGCAATCTCTTTACCAACCATGGCTTTAGATTCTTTCATGTCACCACCTTCTTTAAACTTACGGCCTTTGTCGGCCTGCATGAACTCACGTCCAACGGACGCAGGAACACCCACGCGCTTGGCGAAGGCGGGATTGTTTGCCACAGCAGCCATGAAATTGTGCTGCTTTGACGTTTTACTCGGCATCGTCTTTCTTCCGTTTTAAGATTCTCTGAACAGTATTGGTTTCCCAAATACGAATACCAGTCCAAACAATCGTAAATACGGCGGCTATTGAGGGAAGCATATCTACTAGTGTCCCAATGACTGTCACCACTGACAAAGCATCGAGAATCATCTTCCCTGTTTCGTGCGTCGTCTCAGTCATTTCAACAATTCCATGCTCTCAAGGATTTGTTAATCCGGCTGTTGGGATCTTTCGCTGTCTTGGCTGAAGTCAGTTTCTTCTTCATCCCTGTCATCCTGGCACAGAATGACTTCTTCCTTGATCCGCCCTCCGGCTGTGGCGGTTTCAACCCCGGTTTGCCAGGATTGGCTGCATTGTAAGAAGCGCGTCCTTTGGCATTCAAACCACCACTTGGATTTTTGCCTTCTTTGCGTTGCCATGCCGGGGTCTTTGCCATGATTACCCGCAAATGATAGTTGCAAACGTCACGTTGGTTAGCGTCACCACCGTGAAATCCTGCGGGCTACTACGCGTGGTCAAAATGCCTTCTGCTGCCATGTACAAACTATTGACCGCAATAGCAGACGCAGGAGTGTTTACCTGAAGGATTAGCTGCGAAGACAGCCCGTTTACGTTAAACGAAATCGATCCCGCTGATGCCGTGCCAACGTAATACAAGCCTTTAATCCGGGTGCGTGGTAGCGCAAGACTGCCTGTGGTGCCAATCTTTACATTACCCGCCGAGGCTCCACTAGCGGTGATGGAGTCAACGCGGGCGTAATAATTGGACGACGTGGCCGTTGTTGCATTAGCGCCAGTCACTACTTCACTAACTACCGTATTGGTCAAATCGCCAACACGCAGACCGCGAATTGTGAATGTGATGCCCGAATCATTGCCAGCCGAAGTAATGACTACTTTGTAACCATACCCGTTGGGGCCTACGGTGTTTGCTAGGAGCGACAAGGCTCCAGCCCCCGCAATAGACGCATTTGCCCGATATAGGGCATCGTCTGTTGCAGGGGTGACTGCCCATACGTCATATTGCATGACCAACTCCTATCAGGCCGCTGTGGTTACGTTAGTCCACGTAGTCGAGCCAGTTGTGTTGACGTACAGCCGAGTGCTGGTGCTGGAACCATCCGTGCGGAGATACAGCGAGCCTTGTGCGGCAGAGATCGTGGGTGCGCCAGAGCCAACGTAGATTCCAAGACCCGCCGTGGAACTCATAAGAAACGCAGCCATTCCGCCAGCCGTGGGCGCAGTGCCGCTGTCAGCCGTGATGTTGCCGGTAGCGCTTACCGTCGTAACACTGGTCGCAGGACCAAGAGTAGCAGTTGTGGTAACAGCGCCAGTGGTCGAGTTAACAGAAATGGTTTCAAACCCATTCTGTGACCGTACTGGGCCGGAGAAACTGGTGTTAGCCATGATGCCTCACATGCGAGTAGCGCGTATTAGTCTGCATGTCGTCAGCCGGGACTGTCTAATACGCGGGATGACCCCGGAATAACTCTTTGTACCATACTCATAAACAAAAGAAAAGGGGCCGAAGCCCCTTTCCTAATCTACTGCTTAGCTTGCGCCTGGAGATCCATAAACACCCAACGGATCTGACGCGCCGAACGAGTAACGCTCGCGACTCTTGTAACGAGCATTACCAGTATCGAAGTCAGCATCCATCGAGTTCTGGATAGGCGTACGGACAAAGTGCTTCAGTCCGTTAGGCACGTCCGTGATCAAGAACCAAGCATTCGTATCAGTCAGATAGTGATTGACACGATAGCCTTCCGGAATGGAACCGTTGTTCTTGAGCGCGTTGATGTCGTTATCAGCCGTTGCCGTACGGAGTTCCGTCTCAAGCAGTCGGGTTGCAACGAACATAAGCGCCGGGGGAACAATCAGTTTCCGGGGCTTGGCGGCGATCAGCAGACCACGCTCATCGGTCCAGCCAGCGATCTGAATGACAGCAGCCTCAAGCGAGGTTTCATTCAGGTCTGCGCCAGTTGACGGGCGATTGCTGTTGGTACCACCAGACACAAGCGGATGCGCCGTCGAGAACAGGGGCTGGCCGTCACCGTACGTGACCGCACCGTTAAACCCGTTGTTCAGAATTGACGCACCTTTAACCTGCTTGGTGTACGCCATGGCACGAGCGAGGGCCTTGGTATACCGCGAAGACAGACTGTCATACAGGTTGTCTTCCATCGCCTCTTCAGTGATGGAGAAACCCATTGCAATTGTTTCGTGGTTGTACCGCGCCGTCCATGCTTCTTGCGCATTGTCATACGCAATTGCAGAACCCTCGTTTTTGACGGGGGCGGCAGAGAAGCCAGACAGCTTGGTTTCCTCTTCAAACGAACGCTCGGAAGTCTCGGTTTCGTAGATTTCCTTGTGTTCTTCACCGTACCGTTTGTACTCCAGACCGAACAGTGCATTAAGCCCTGGCAGGAGTTCTTTCAGTAGTTGTGCGCGTGAAATAGCCATTTGTTAACTCCTTTAGGCCGTTGCCGTACCAGCGTAATACTCATGCTGGCCGAAGTTGAGCTTAACCAGAAGCTCGGGGTACTGGGTAAACACCAGTGTCGCGCTTGAAGCAAACGCCGCAACAGGGGCTTGATTCAGCACAACCGTCGTTGCACCAGCGTTAGCAGCGGTGGCAACAAACGAGCCGCTGGGAATGTACTGCCCGTTTGAAGCCAGACTGCCAACATCCGTACCAACCGGCAGGGCAAAAGGCAGCGCCGAGCAAGTGATAGTTTCAGTAGCAATGCTGGTAAACGTTGCAGTGCCAAGCGACACAGCGGTTTCAGGCACAACACCCAGAACACGAATGGGCAGCGAACTAGTCGTTGCTGGAGTCGCGGTCGGAGCCAGCAGGGCGTTTGCGGAGTTACCAGTGTTAGCGTTTCCGGTGTTGTTGATGCAGGCCAGATTCTGACCAATCATCGCACGAGCACCAGACGCGATTACCGTAGTAGCCGAGCAAACAGCCGCTTGGAACACCGTATCCGGATCGTCGCAAACATAAGCCACGCAATCACCAGCCGCCGTGGAGGCAACCCAGTTCTGCGAGAACTGCTTCTGTTTGGTCGTCGGATTGGTGTACGAACAACCAAGGAAGATACCAACGAGAGTACCGGCAGTACCGGTGCTAACGCTAATACGTTCCAGATTGCCGCGCACAAGCGCAACGAAATCACCGTAGAAGATGTCCGTGCCATACGCGTAAGTGATGTTATACATCCGCGTAGAACCAGCAAACACCTGACCGCCGATCAGGTTGATCGGCTTTAGCCCGTAGGGCTTGTCAACCGTGGGGTAAGCCATTTAAAGCTCCTAAAAGTTTACCGGGTCGATTTCACCGACGACTGCCGCTCTTTAAACAACGGCATCCGCGGATCGTTTTCCCGCATGAAATTGTTGTCCACTGCGCTCATTTGATTATCGGTTTGCTGCTGATAGTAGCCGTTCCGATCCTCAACAAGCTCAGTAGGAGTTTTGCAAAGCATCAATCCACCGATTACCACGTTGTCTTTGAACTTCTCGTTCTCAACAACCAGCATTTGGATCTCGGGATGATCGGACGCTTTGACAGGTTCCCAACCCTCGCGAAACTTTGAAGAAACATTCATGGGGTCCGCCGTTCCCAGCGTACTGACACGAATCCAACGAAATTCAAATCCCGGTTCTGGGTTAGGCGAAGGCAGCAATTCCGGGCGTTGCCAAGATTTGCGACGCGCAACTTTCTCTCGGGTTTCAAGTTCGCGGTTGGTTCTAGTCTCAGCCATTTTGTTTCCTCATGTCTTCAGCAACCTGTCGAGCATATTGCTCGGGAGTTAGACCTAGTCGTTTCGCAAGAGCTACAGCAGTCTTAGTAAGCACGATCTTTTTGGGCGCAGTGCTACGCGATGCTGGTGCTACAACGTTATTTCGACGCGGCCTTTCAGGCGATTCGTCCTCCGATTCAAAGGCATCGGGGAACACTTGACGCATACGCCGGTTAATCCGGTCGTAGTATTCTTCACTTTGAGGGTCAATTCCCTCTCGAACAAGCTTTTGATGCAACCCCAGCGCGAGGCTTGTCATCTCATCGTCAGATCCAAACCATGGATTGGATTTTTGCCAGTCCAACGCCTTGGAATCAACGGCTGGCGCGACAGGTTCAGGTTTTACCTCAACTTGTTTTGGTTGTAAAGCCGGTTTATATGCTGCTAAACGCTCTGCCTTAGCTTGAACATTGTTTAACGCAATCTGCGCTTCAACAACTTTATCCGAATCTCCAGACTCATAAGCTTGTTTATACGCCCGTTTTGATGCCTCAAGCTCGTGACTAATCCTGGCTTTAGCCTGCTCAAGCAAAGCGGTTTGAGTTTTTGAAGATTCCTGCTTAAGTTTCTCATTCTCTTGCAGCAACTGCTGTGCAAGACGAATAGCTTCTTCTTTCTCTCTAGCCGCGGCTTCCGCTCTACGTCGTTCGTCGTGATATCCCTTAGTAAAGTGCTGAATCCGCTTACGCACTTTGTCGGAATACTCATTAAGTTCTTCCTCGGTTACCTCTGCAGGCGGCTCCGATGGAGTTCGATTACGGTCTCTTGGAGGCGTATCGTCTACAACCTCAATCTCAACCTCTTTAGATTCCGGTTCTTTTGCCTCTGATTCAGGCGTTTCTTCCGTTTTAACCTCTGGTTTGTCCGGATCCGGAAACTCAAATTCAACTTTTTGAAATGGCATATTAGTCCTTTCGCAGGGCGTTTAACTGCGCCCGAAGTTCGTCGCATTGACGCTTCAAATGAACTACATATTCTGACTGTGTACGCTCTCGTTCTTGAGTAGTTACAATTAACCGATGTACTCGAGAACTTAGAGAGTCCAACTGATGTTTAATTTGATTCAGTTCGTACCAGTCAAAATCAGATGTCACGCCTAGAGTTACATGTTCACTCATGCTCTAGTCACTCCTCGAGGGTCAGGCACAACCGCTTCAATACTGTCGTCGTTTAACAGACGATATTCATGGCCATTGACCTTAAACCTAGTGCCCGAGTTGGGACGAAACATCACAAAGTCGCCAACCTTGCACCAGGGCCCCGTAGGAAATCTGTCTTTATCAGCATAGGCTTGTTCGCCCATGTCTAAGACAGCACCCATCATAGAGAGAACTTGTTCAGCATGGCGCGTCTGATCTGCTTTAACTAGACCTGAATCGTAAGTTTCTTCCACCTGCGGCAATGCAATTAGCAAGCGGTACCCAACTGGTTTGGGTAATTGAGCTTCAAACTCTTCCGCCGTTAACGTGTCAGTCATCATTTCCATCCATATAGTTTTGCGCAAGGTCTTGGATTTCACGCAATGCTAGGTCTAGACCTCGAATCAACCCGCATTGTTGTTGGTAGACTGCAAAATCAGCCGCCCCACCACTCGCAAGAAAATCAACGTGTGATTTTCTGTGTTCAAACAACTTGTCCTGCAGCACGTCAAAGACGGTCTTAGCCACGCGTTACCTCGCTTTGGATTGTGTAAGCATCTTTATCATTTCAAGCTGTGTCTTCTGTTCTTGTTGCTGAGCTTTGGTCTGCATCGCAGAACCTTCTTTCTGCGCTTCAACAACTACTTTCTGCTCTTCAATGCTCAACTTACGGTTAGCCAATTCAATGTCGGCTTGATCTTTAGCAGCTTTCCGTTGAACTTCGCTTTGTTTAATGGCCAGTTCCTGCTGCTGCATTTGAACAACCGGGTCTTGCGCCATCTGCTGAGCTTGTTGCTGCGCCGCTTGGGCTTGATGCATTTGTGTAAGCTGCGCCCCTGCCTGAGCCATGAGCCTAGAAACAGCAACTTCCAACTCCTCCGGAATTTCTTCATTTGGAGCCGGCAACGTAACGCCCAGCCTTTCTTCAAGCTGTTTTCTATAAACAAACCCTAAGTGCTCTGCTAAGTGGGCCTGCAGAGAACTCATAATTTGTTGTGCCATGGGATTCTGACCAATAGCCTGCGCAATCATTGGATCTTGCATAAACGATTGATGCGCCGCCATGTGCGCTTCGTGATCCTGGTACATAAACGCTTTCATAGGTTTACCTACCAACGCGCCCATGTTTTCGGACATCGGATCACGCGGCTTCTGATCTTCCGCCAACGGTACAACTTTGTCCGCGTTTCTAATTCCTAGCGTCTCTAACATTTGCCTGTGTAGATACGGTAGGTCATAAATCTGCGGGGCGCTCTGTGCCATTTGAAAAGCGGCTTGATACTGCACAACCCGCTGCGCCATGGTCGTGGCATTAGGATCAGAAACAGGGATTACTTCAACTACCGCATAATCCTCTGCTCGAGCGCGACGATCTACACCTTCTGGAATGTAGTCATACGGTTCATTTGCATAGTCAGCAATGATTTCCTTTAGAAGCTTAAACTCCTGCTTCATTGAGAAATGTACCCGCGCCTGCACTGCGGCCATCGGCTTAAGCGTACGTTCCAACAACGCCAACGTCGTACCCACCGGAGCTTGCGACGACATGTCACTAATGTTCATGTCGCTAATCGCACCCAGCCTTCTACCTTCCTGAGTAATCTTCTCCAACAACCCAGCCAACACTTGACTTGGCTCTTTGTACGGGAGCGTCATAATGTTGTCCCGCACAGTACCGCTCGGGACATCTACGTCTCTAAACTCGCCCGGAGCAATAGGAGTGTCATCCCCCTTAATCCTCAATCCACGAGCCTTAAGACCTCCTGGAAGATTTGAAAGAGTGCCAGCGTCAACGAGCTGGCGAATGATAGAAGTACCCGCTCTGGCATACCCGCCAATAATGTGAATGAGACCCAATCCATAAAACCCAAACCCCGGTACATATATGTAATGAACAAAATGCTGCCGCTTTAGTTGCCGCTCATCATTCGGATCCCAATTCCTCCGAATCGACAACACTTCATTCGTGCCCTTCACCACCGTAATTACATACGGCTTGGGCAAATCATCCTCGTCGTCAATCCCACGCACATTCGTGTACGTATGAATCTCATACAACGCAAACCTGTCATCAGAAGTTAGCGTGTACCCACCTTCTTCGGCTTTTTTCTTCTCTATGTCAGAGAAGTATTCAATCGGCTCACCCAACTCAACATCACGATAAAACCCATCGGCCTGCAGCTTGCGCAGTTCCGTCTTGGTTTTCCGCATCATGTGAGTTACACGCTCCGCCGTGTCAATGTGCGAAGCGCCATACGGGACAATCATGTCCTCAGCCGAGATATACAACGACACCTGCCGCCTCAAAATCGGGTCGTAGTACACCTTTTTAAACGCTGAACCCGCAAGGCCCAGGCTGTAAAGCATCCTTTCATGCTCTGACCGATACTCAACCATCCTTTCAGTCAGCTGATAATTCATGTCCGCCTTCACCCGATTGGCAGACTCTTCCTTCTCTTTGGTTATCTCTCCAATAATCTTGGACTTAACCGGCCCCTGCGCCGGAAAAGTCTCACTCATCGTCTCAGCCTGAAACCTAATCACCGCTTCAGCCAAAACCGTGGAATAAACACCGCACGCGTCATCCCAAGGCTCAGTCCGGTCCTCATACTTAAACCCAAGAACCTCTAAACCTTTTACATATGTATCTGCCCACTCTTTTCGCGCATTTAAATCCGCTTCGACTAACTCAACCATGTCAGACGCTAATGTTTGCAAATCCCCTTCATCCAGGAATTCCGCCAAATTCGCATCAAAATCATCAACGTCCATCTCGTCCGGCATAAGAGTAATCTCCATACTCCCATCCGATAACGTCACTGAATCCGGATTCTCAATCTCAATCTCTAATGCCGGCTCCATCGTTTCCATAATCCCCACCGGAGCAGCATAAAGACCTTTGTCTACCAAGTTCGTCGCCATGTTGACCTCTAGTAGTAAGCTTTGCGCCTACGAAAATACATCTGTTCCTCGGGTTCGTCAGAATCTAATCTGACAAATCCACCCGACCGAAACCGAATCAGCGCCTGCGTCGTCGAATCCACTAAGTCATCATGCGGCGCATTCGGAAACGCAGCCATCTGCTCTATCAATTCATCCGCCCACCGTGCTTCTGGCGCCCACACTTTACCCGACTTGAATAGATCCGTCACCGAGTTCATCCGCACAAACTTGTCATTCCCCCTCACCGGCGTGTACTCACTCACCGCTATACCCATCCGCCTTAATTCAAATATCAACGGACTCCCCGCGGCCTTCGCTTCCACAATACAAGCATCAGGCTCCCACTCCTTATACTTCTCAAACGCCCTCTGCTTTAACTCCGGAAACTCTAACCTCTCCTGATACGCATCTAACAAAATAATATTTGGCTCAACCTCATCCTTGTAAAACACCCCCCACGTCGTACACGCAGAATAGTCACTCCTCTCATTCTTCGTAAACGCCGTGTCCCAACTCTGTATCAAAAACTCACAAGGCGGCGGCTTCTCCTTATCCCACCTCTTCCACCACTCCCTCTTTACTAACGCCCCCTCTTCCCCAGTCGGCGTCTGCTGATACTGCGCATTCCACTTCGTCGGACCAACCTCTTCCCTTAACGCCTCTAACTCCTCAATACTCCAAAACTCCGGCCACAACGGATTCCCACTCGGCATAATCGCCGGCAACTCAATTACTTCCCACTCATCCGTCTTATCCCGGTTCTGCGCATCCTTAATAATCCGACCCGTCAGATCTCTTTCTGACCAACGAGTCATCACCACCACAATCGCAGCCCCAGGCTGCAACCTTTGCCGGGGTCCAGACGTGTACCACTCATACACACTGTCAAATACTTCCGGGTTGTGCGACGCTAACCTCGCCTCCTGCTCACTATGCGGATCATCAATAATCAATAAATCCGCACCCTTACCCGTTACCGTGCCCCCCACACCTATAGCGAAGTACTCCCCACCCTTATTCGTCGCCCACCTACCAGCAGCTTTACTGTCCTGCCTCAAAGACACCCCAGGAAACACTCGCGCGTACTGCTCACTTCCCACTAAGTTCCTTACTTTCCTACCAAACCCAACCGCCAAGTCCGCCGTGTTCGATGTCTGAATCACCTTCTTGTGCGGAAACCTACCCAGAAACCAACTCGGCAATAAAAAACTAGCAAACTCACTCTTCGTATGCCGCGGAGCCATATTGATAATCAATCGCTTTAACTTCCCCTCCGCTATCTCCTCAAACTTCTTCGCCATCAACGCATGGTGCCGCCCATTCACAAACCCAGGCCACACCACCTTCACATACTCCATAAACTTACCCTGCGCCTTCTCCCTCTCTAACGCATTCCTATACTCCTCCACCTGCTCTAACAACTTCTGATACTCAGCAGGATCTAACTGCTCAATCAATTTCTCTAATTGTTGCACTGCAACCTACTCTCAAAGGTGCCAAAAAATACGGGCTTTTATCTCAACCAATGTTGCGCCGCATCATTCCAAATTCTTAAAGTTGATATACACCGGCCTAATCGTCCTTCCCAGCTTCCTAACCTTCTTCAATACCCCCAACTCCACCAACCTATCCACCAACCTCTGCGTATTCTTCATCCCCATCTTCCCCCTCAAATACGCAATCTCCCTCACCGTAGGACTAAATCCATACCGCTTCCAAAACTCATCCACTATCAAAAACACCTCTTTCTGCGCCGGACTCACTATCCTCTCCATACACCCTTTATAACTACCCCCCTGCCTCATCCCAACATTTACCCTTACCCGCTTTACATAATCCTTCATTTCTGTGCATAACCTGTGGATAACTACCCCAAAAGTGGAAATATTTCCACCCCCCACCCTATTTTTCACCCAAAACACTAGGGGGGGGTTCCGTATCCACAGGGGGTGGGGTCGCGCTAGCTAGCTTTTGCGATTCGTCAGAAATTTGTGAGTCACTGTTATTTGATGACTCACTGTGGGGATTACTATGTATTGAGCCACGGTGCGTCACGACCGCGTCGGGGGCCTCCCCACCGTGGTGGGGTCCAGCTAGCTCTGTTAGCAGGGCCTCAGCATCGCTGTTGCCGCTCTCATCGACGGTGCGCATCATGGCTTTCAACTGATTCAGTAGCTCTAGCTTGGCGTCATCGCTCTTCTTGATGACAGTAGTCTCGGTCCGATGTGTGAAAGCACTCACTTCCGTTATGGTGCCCAGAACCCGGACAGCTTGGACTCGGACCGCGGGCGCGACATCCGGATCGAGGATGGTCTGAGTCAGGGTTTGGACGATCAAAGCTCGCAAAGCCGCAGGGGTTCGATACTCCTGTGCCTCCAGTGCCGACTTGTACGCTTCGATTTCACGGGCCACGCCTGGGTGAGCCGCGAGAGCATAGGGTTCGTTGCGTAGTGTTGATGGTGCTGCCTTGGCCTTGTAGCTCTTCCTGTATGCCTCAGCCTTTGTTGCTCCCTTTGCTACTTCCCGTGCGAACTTGCGTTGTTTCGGTGTGAGTTCTTTAGATGCTGCTGCCCCTAGCAGTGCTGCGTCAGGGATTGTGTCTAGTGCTTCTATTACCTGTGACCGTTTCATGCTGATGCCCTTCGGGCTGAGGAAAAGGGTGGGGTACATCATAGCCCTACCCTATCGCCCCTGTCCAACGGGTTAAAAAATATCATGGCCAAAAGTGCCCAAAAACCCCCTTGACAAGTTTAGAGTCGGGTCTCCCTCAACCAACAGGAGCACACGATGAAACGACTAACACGGTGGCTACAGCCCTACAGAGTAATCGCAGTGGACGGATCCCTCGGAGTCTGGGAGCGCTGGACACACCGCGCCTGGACACTCGATGACGCGCTGGCCTGGGCTCGCTGCTACCCCGCTGACGCCGTGATCATCATCACCACCCGCACTGGCCGCATCGTGGCCGCACGAGGAATCTGACCATGACACTCACCGTTCTCAACCGCAAGGGGATCCCCATGACCGACGATCAATTACACGCCGCTGCCCACAACATGGCTCGCATCGGCGGAGGATTTGCTAACGCCATCGCCACCGCCTACTTCCGCGCCGACTCGGACAACAAGGCCAAGCTGCTGCTGACCTTCGGCGACCTGTTCTCCCGTCACGCACTGGAGACGGACGAGACGATCCGCGACGTGGTGAAGCAAATCCGCGAGCGCGCCAACGGACCCTGGTACGCCGTGGGCTGGGACCTAATCGCCGAGACGATGAGCGACGAAACCCTGGAACGCTGGGTACAGAGTTACGGCACCCTTGCTGCAACCTGGGAGGCCCTGGCCAATGCCTACAACCTGCCCTCGATCCTCAACGGCGCCTGGGCGGTTCGCACGTCGGACACAGACGGACAGACGGTCCGGCAGTACAACCGCCTGGAAGAGGCCATCGCTCGCTACGGCGAAATGGCCGGAGAGACGCCAACGGATGCGCAAATTGATGCCCTGCTGGAAGGCCGTCTCGACGAGGTTGTCGCAGTGTCCGACTACGGCACCGGCGTGGTCCTGTACCGAATCTAAACCCCTGGGGCCTACGGGCCCCGCAACCTGGAGAAGCAACCATGATCGACCTGAACACCATCCTCAACACCGCCCTGACCCAGGCCCTCAACGAGGCCCTCAAGCCGCTGCTGGAGCGCATCGCCACCATCGAATCAAGTGTGCAGCACCTGGATGTCTGGAGCACAAGCACCGGCAACGTGATGACCGACCGTCTCACCGCTCTGGAAGCGCGCGTGATGGCCACCACCGATCCAGGCAGCCTGGATGCAATCTGCCACCGCCTGGACACCCTAGAGGCCCGAGAAGGCACGGTGGAAGACCTGGAAGACACCATCGATGAACGGATCGGCACCTTCCTCGACAACGATGACTTGACGAGCCGGATCGACGTTGACGGACTAGACCTGCACCGCGCAATCGAGGAGGCCCTGGACGGAATGGACCTGACCGACATTGTCAGTGCTACGGTTCGTGACCTGCTGGCTGACGCTCGCATCACCCTCTAACCCCATGGGGCCCTCGGGCCCCGCAACCTGGAGCACATCATGTCCGACCTGAACCCCTACCGCATCGCCCTGTTTTCCGAGCGTCCAACGATGGACGAGGCCCTCGAGTACGCCTACATGGTTGCACGGGCGAGCGACGAGCCCAATGCTGTGATCACCGCCATCCACGTTGTTCTCAACACTGCCATCCGCCTGACGGAGAAACCCTCATGCAACTGACCTACCTGCAAGACCCTGGCCATGGCTGGATCGCCTGCCCCCTGCCCCTGGCACACGACCTGGGGATCGCCGCCCAGGTAAGCCGCTACTCCTACCTGGATGGCGACACCCTGTGGCTCGAGGAGGATTGTGACGCTGGCCTTCTGATCGATGCCCTACGCGCTGCCGGCACACCCTACACCCTGGTGGCCCAGCATGTCCCCACAGACGCATACGTCCGGGCCCTGCCCCGCTGGAGAGCACGATGAACCAAGCCGGAACCATCAACTTCACCGCCGCCCTGCTGACGCACGGATCCTGGGGTCACCGCGACCTGGGGATCCACCCCTCCAGCATGACCCTCTGGCTGGATGACAACCGCCGAACCGGCATGATCGAATGGGACATTCCTTCCCTGGGTGAATTCGAGAACATCGGCCTGTGGTTCGAGGATGGTGTCCTGGTGGACTACGACGGGGTGATGGCACTGCCCCGCGAGGCCATGGCCATGCTGCGCGCCTACGGGTTTGTCGTGCCGGATGACATGGAATGACCGTATCCGCCCTCATCGAGGCGGTTCAGGCCGGAACCTACCGCATCCGTGCGGTGGGCTCCGGAGCCCCCTGGATCGAGCGTAAGACACGCCTGGGCTGGGTCCGTGCCCGAGCCCCCTCTCATGTCATACATACCGCCGCCCAACAACTGACACCCCGCATCGACGGGGCAATCAAAACCTGGAGCAACACATGACCGGATTCGTTTTTTACGATGGACCTAGCTCGATCAACGGAGCCCCCATCGTCGGTATCGCCACGATGGAATCCCGCAATGGCAAGACAGGCAACATGATCCAAACGTTCATCGTTCGCGCCGATCAACACCCGCTCGAGGCCCTGAGCACTGGTGCCGACTCCGCGATCTGCGGAGACTGTGCGCTACGAGGATCACCCGACGAGCCCCGCCTGTGTTACGTCGATGTGGGCAAGTCTGTCTCGCAAGTATGGTCAGCCTGGGTCCGTGGTGCCTATCCCATGGCCACACCTGCCCAGGCCCGTGCCGCCGCCGCTGGGCGGAAGGTCCGGATGGGAGCCTACGGCGATCCGTTCGCTATCCGCCGCTCAGCCTGGGATTGGCTAGCCGCCGCAGACGGATGGACAGGCTACACCCACCAGTGGCGACGGGCCAATGCCCAATGGCTCCGCGCCTTTGCCATGGCATCCGTCGATTCCCTGGCGGAATTGGAGATGGCGCAATCCCTGGGCTGGCGCACGTTCAGGGTTCGCTCCGCTGCCGATCATCTGGCCCCCCGCGAGGCCCCGTGCCCAGCATCGAAAGAGTCTGGACAACGGAAGCAGTGCATCGATTGCATGGCCTGTGATGGTGCCGACCGCCCAGGCAAGGCCAGCATGGTGATCGTTGCCCACGGGATCATGGCCAAATACTTCAACTGACCAACCGGGCCCTTCGGGGCCCTTGGAGACACTCATGTACGACCTACACTGCTACGCGCGCAAGACCCACAAGTACCGCGCCGGATGGACCGGCTGGGATGACTGGGACTACCTCACCACCCTGCGGGTCACCCCGTTGCGATCAGCCCGTGAGCCCCGCGGGTTCGATGACGGCGGGACCTACGTTCAGTACGTCCGATTGCCTGCCGGCGTCAACCGCAAGGCCAAGGCGCGCATCATCCGGTCTATCGAGGACACCATCAGCGGCACCGGCTGCAAACATCAATACGACTGCTGCGGCTGCGCTAGCCACAGGGCAACCGTTCGCTCGATCAGCCGCCGCGATCTACTCATTCACACCAGCGTTTCATTTAACTATTGAGGCAACCATGGACCCAATCATCCGCTACAAGAAACACACCGACGTTCAGGAAACATGGCGCGAGCACGGCTGGACCAGCCCCGCAGAGAATCCCGTCATCGTGGCCAAATGGAAGTTTTACCAGACCATTGGCACCCGCGGCATCGAGGCAGACGAGGAGGAACTGTTGAAGCATCAGGCCCGACGCTGACGCAAAAGGCACAGGCGCATAGCCTGTGAAAGCCTGAAGGTGCCCAGCCGACGCCACGCGTCATGGGCATCTTCTCCCACGACCTCGCTCATCCAGTAAGGCCAGCCGGTTTCCCTGGCTACCCTCTCCCCGGTACCCGACGCATCGTTATCCGCGATCACCACCCCCGCGGGCAACTTCCTGGCGATCTTGGCTAGATTCCCAGCACTGAAACAGACATGGATCCGATAGGGAATCTTCAGGGCCTCACAGATCATCCGGACAGCAATCCCAGTGACGTACCCCTCTACCAGGATATGCTGACCCCTGGCGTCCATCACAAACTCCGCTTCGCTGGTGCGCTGCCCGGTCAAAAACTTCTTTTGACCATCCGGTGAGATCAACTGGCAACCGACCAGCCGGCCATCTACTTTCATCGGCACAACCAACAACACCGCGTTATCGGTCTGCCAAACCAGACCCCGCTCGGTTTTCAGGCCCTTCTGGAATAGGTAATCGTGCTCATGCATGACTGCCTTGCTGATGATCCAGGCTGCTTTCTGGGCTGCTTTCTCTTGATCAGCCTGCGTTTTGCCTGCGTTTTGCCTGCGTTCTATCTGCGTTTTGATATCAGCCGGTTTATCTGACTGCCATACCGATACCGACGTTTCAGTGGCATGGTTCTGAACGAAGCCATGATCACCCATGTACTTCACTGCCCCGTTACGCTTCTTTGGATGGTCTTCCGTCGCATACCTACGCCATACCCCCACGGGGGGAAGGTAGTCGATCAGGATGCCGTGCAGCCGACAGAAATCCAGAAAGGTCATCGCTTGCTCCGCAGGTACTTGATCAGCCGGTGTTTGATAAACCCATCCACCTCTTTGTTGGGAGTCACCGGTTTATCCTGCAAACCATTCGGCCAGTGCCCAAACTTTTCTTTGAAAGTGTGCGACGCACGACCCCTGCTCCATCCTTTGTACACAACGTTGTGATACAGCATCGACCACCAATCCTGCTTGCTTAGCTGGCCGATCTGCCGGCTCCTCAATTCCTCCATCTGGCCGGGAACCTCAACCACTAGGCTCTTCCGCGGCCTGACGTATCCGCAGTGCGCACAAATGTCCGACTTTGGATCCCACAACGCGTGACACGCCGGACACTGCGACTCTTTCTTTTCCTTCTCTGTCGGCTCTTGTTTAGGTTTCTCCCGGCCATCATCCAGTTTGCTTACGCCGTTCTGATAGATGTCATCCCAGTCTTCCTGAAAGCGTAAGTAGTTGCCGCTGTGATCAAGCCATAGCGCAAACTCTTTACCCTCATACCCTCGCATCACCCTGCCCATCTGCTGGATGTGAGACGACAGAGATTTGCTAAAGGGTCTGGCAGATATGCCAACCATGACATCCGGCACGTCAAACCCCTTGGTCAGAACGTCCGTCGCGATCAGCCCGTGGATGTTTGTGTCCGGTTTGGAAAACTCCTCAATAACCTGCCGCTTGTAGTCATCGTCATCCCGGTAACTGATCGCAATAAAGTTAAATCCCTGCTCAGCAAACTTGCTGGCCAAGTGCGCCCCATGGTTCACGCCAGAACAAAACACAATCGTCTTACGCGGCCCTCCGAAGACCTCAGCCGTTTTGGATACCCATTCCTGAACGATATCCCCGGTGATGACTTTTCCTCGAGTAGACGCCTCCACCTGGGACCATTCACCCGCGACCTTCTTTGCCCCCGTCATGTCGATCTGCTTGGCTATGAACACCCGCAGCGGCACCAGAACTTTCTTCTCAACCAACTGCGCAGTCGTGACCGTCGAGATCACGTTGTCGTACGTCCGCCCCAGCCCTTTGGTAAACGGTGTCGCAGTCAGCCCGACAACCCGGACACTCGGATTGTTCTTGATGAACTCGATGGTCTGCCCACGCATTGCGTGACATTCATCAACAATCATCAAGTTCAAGCCAGGAAAAGATCCACGACGCTCGAGAGTCTGCGCAGAACAAACCTGAATGTGCTCACTGGGCCTGTATCGCCAATGCCCAGCCTGCAGTACGCCGTGGTTGATCTGGTACTTCTGTAGCCTCTGACTGGTCTGATCACACAGGATCACCCGGTCAAGGATCATCGCCGCCCGGTTGCCTTTGGACAAAACAGCAGAAAGCAAAGCTATCGCCATTTCTGTCTTTCCAGCCCCGGTCGGCGCGTACAGAATCTGCGCTCGAGATCCATCCGCAAACCCCTGGCGCAGCGCCTCCAAAGTTTCGTTTTGGTAGTCTCGCAACGTCAGCATTGCTTACCCCTGCAGTTTCTTAAGCTGCCTCTGTTGCGCAGCCACCTGCTTCTTCAGTTCAGCGTTCTCCCACTGATACCGATCCCGGCTAGCCTTGACCGACTCCAACTCCACCCGCAACAACTTGATCTCGGCCCGGAGATCATCGATCAACTGACCAGCCGCCTCCTTCTCCTCAGCCGGCAACACCGCCATAGCCAGCTTTTTGGTTAGCTCCGCGTTCTCTTCCGCCAGGGTTTCGATCATTACATCCTGCTCTGACGGACCCTCATCCGGCTCTGCAGGGGTGGCAACGTTGCCACTTGGCTCAGGTTTGGCCGCGGGAACTGGCTTCTTTTCCACTGGCGGGGTGGCAACGTTGCCACTTTCAGGGGTGCGCAAAGCACTGACAAACGTATGACTGACCCCTACGTGTTTACCGATCTGCCGGTTGCTCCACTTGATGCACTCATCATCCGACAACATTTCCAAGACCAACCGACGCTTCTCTGTGCGGCTTAGAGGCTTACCGTGCGCAGTGTTGGCCTTCCACTTCCCTAACCAAACATCCCGCCACGTACCCGTAATCACGTCGGCTTCGATCTCGTACTCGTCAATGTCACTGGTCGCTTGATACCGGTGAAACCCATCCACCAGGACGTACGTAGACTTGTCCACGAGCACAACCGTGACCGGAGGAAAGCGTACGCCGTCTCGCATCAGGTCTGCGTACGTTTGCACGAGTTCCAAATCCAGAGAAATGCGGCTTTGGTACTTCTGATCTACCGTTATGTCTTTGATATTCAAGAACATTTGTTTGATTTCCCTTTGTTACCTGTTATATTCCGTTCCAATATACCAGCCAGATTCCCAAGTTCTGAGTCGCCCAAGGGGTGGAGCCCGTCCTCCTCCCCCGCCCCAGGCGGCTAGAGTAACTTTTCTAGCGCCCCAGGCTACCGTGGCGGCAACGATTATTTCAATGTGGAACTTGTCTACCACCCTTGTTTCCACATCTGTACCAGTCCCTCGTTGACAGGCTGGCGACGAACAAACCGGGGGTGCTCGGTGCCGTGTGTTTTCTTCCGCGCCGCCCATTCAGGCTCTTGCTATCGTGCGGAGTACGCCCGGCTACCCGCCGGGAGGGGTAGCTCTACTGCGTTACTTCGTCAACAATCTTGCCGTGCTCTAGGCCGACGCGATGCTTAATCTCGATGGCATAGTAGGTGAAATCTTTGTGGCCGTGGCTAACCGCGCTGCTCGCAAATTTGCGACAGCATTCGATAGCTGAATCAAGGGTGTCGTGAAGATAAACAAAGCGGGCTGATCGACCTGACTGCGACCGCATGAACACAGCGTACTTGGGACAGTCGGCCTCGTGCAATTGCTGCACTGTTCGCTTGAGATAACCCGGTTCGTTGTCCATGCCACAGCCTTTGAATGCGTGGCACCAAAACGAAAACCCTCACGGGGATAGGCTTTGGGCTTGGTTGCCACTATCAAGAAGGCTCGCCCCTCCCTGACTGTTTGACTAAGCCCGCCCCCGTGAGGGTTCGGATGTGCGCTGGCGAGAGCATGTCGGGTTACCAGCCCAACAATTATTTGTATCGTATCAACCAACTCCAAGACGTGTCAAGTGGCAACGTTGCCACTTAAAAAAACAGGGCCACGAGAGCCCTGTAAACATACCTGGAGGAGACTACACACGTAGTCTACTTCAAACCGCGCAAGGCGGCAATGGCTGCGTCCATGGAATTAGCTTTAACCAGCGGACCACCCGGCCAATCATCGAAGAACTTCTGCTCCGCCTCGGTCAACTTCTGCTGTGACGGCGGCTTCTGTCCGTCCTTGATCTCAATCAGCAAGGTATGCCCCCGATACCCGACTAAAAGATCTGGTAATCCATCCCCCTGCGTGATCACCCGGACGTACGCGCCGGCCTTGCGTAGTCCCTCTACGATCTCGTGAGAGTTACTGTCAACCCTGGCGGCTCTTCTCATCCATCCCTCCGTTCCGTTTTTTGCAAGTCAGACATGTTCATTTTGACACACTCAAAATATACCTGTTATATTCCGCTCCCCATTACCCGTTAGGAGACTACTGTGACTGATGAAGAACGAAAAGAATGGATTGCTTGCGTAGCTGCCTCACACAAAACAACGCAGGTGCTGATGGACATCACGACGGGACCGCGGCAGGGACTCATTGCTGCTTGCATGTTGTTGATTACCGTTGCCAACGCTTGTGATGTTGAGAAGGGAAACACAGTCGATATGTTGATGCATCTGTGGGAAGTGTTTGACAACGAAGCGGACAGGCCAATCCAATGAAGATCACCAACAAACACAACCTGCCGCAGACGATTGTCAATGTACTCCATCGTCCGACGTACTCCAAAGGCAAAGCACACATCTCTGCGACGGAGTTGATCAACAGCCCGCGGATTGTTCAGTTGAAGAGGATGCACTGGGATGAGCTCGAGCAAGACGCATCCGAGCTGTGGTGGTCGTTGTTTGGCTCTGCAGTACACAACATCCTCGAGCATGGCCGCGATGTTCATCATGTAGTCGAGCAACGTCTACATGCGGAGTGTGCTGGCTGGTCTATCTCTGGTGCTATCGATCTGCAGGAAGTAGAAGAGGACGGGATCATCATCAGTGACTACAAAGTCACAAGCGCGTACTCGGTGATGAACGAGAAGGAAGACTGGCACAAGCAGTTGAACATCTATGCGTGGCTAGTTGAGACGGTCAAGAAGCAGAACGTTAAGAAGCTACAGATCGTGGCCATCGTACGCGATTGGGCGGCTCGTGAAGCGAAGGTGAAGCCTGAGTACCCACAGTCCCCTGTTGTAGTTATTGATATCCCTCTGTGGCCGTTTGATCAGCGCCAGGAGTTCATTGAAGACCGGATAACTGTGCATTCCGATGCTGCGTTTGATGCAGACATGGAAGAGAAGTTGCCGGAGTGTTCATCAACGGATATGTGGGAACGACCAACGTTGTACGCAATCAAGAAAGAAGGAGGTGTAAAGGCAAAGAAAGTATTTGATACCCGAGAGGAGGCCGAAGCTGCCCTGACTGACGGCCACTTCATTGAAGTACGTTCAGGGGAACGAATCCGCTGCGCCAACTATTGCCCGGTCAGTGGGTTTTGCGATCAGTACCAAGAATATTTGAGGACTCAAAATGGTGACGCTTAATTTTATGGATGAGGATGTTCCTTTCATTATTTCGGCCATTCGTGCGCGGTCTAACGACCTGTTAGAGAGCGTATTGATTCAGGTTGATATTCAACGCAAGATTCCTATGAAGTCCGAGCCGTTTCCGCCGTCTGAGATCAATGTAGACGCCCCGCCGGTTGAAGCGACGGTCACTCCTAAACGTCCCGGTCGCCCAAAAGGTCGCAAAGACTCTGTGAAACGTCGCTCCCCAAAGAGTGGAGTCGCTAAATGAGCGTACACAAGAAACTGATGCAGGCCAGGATCAAGCTGCAGAGTATTGAGCTTAAGAAATCTGGCCAGAACAAGTTTGCCGGGTTCAGTTACTTTGAACTGGGTGACTTCCTTCCCGCGGTGCAATCGATCTTCGCTGAGGTCGGACTGTGCGGCGTAGTGTCGTATTCCAATGAGTACGCCACGCTCAAAATCTTTGACGTTGATCAACCGTCAGATCCGATTGTGATTCTGTCCCCTATGGCTGAGCTAGTGCTGAAAGGGACTCATCCAATTCAGAACATGGGCGCGATCCAGACCTATCAGCGTAGGTACCTTTGGATGACTGCACTCGAGATCGTAGAGCACGACCAACTGGACGCTACTGTTGGTGAGCCCGTCAAAGCTGAGCCGAAACCGGAACCGAAACCGGTGGTGAAACCTCCAAAGAAGATCGAGGGAAAGCCTGGGAGTTGGCAGCTATCCATTGGTCTGAATGAAGACGGTGACGCTGATAGCTGGGTTGATGCGGTTCTTGACATCACCAAGACGGCGCTGACGTTTGCGACTACCGCGGCTGACGTTCGCGAGATCTTCAAGGTTAACAAGGCGATCTACGACAACCTGAAGCAGATTAGCGACGAGTCGTATAACCAAGTGCTGGGTATGTTCCGCGACTCCAAAGACAAATTCAAAGAGGAATAAGCATGGCTAACATTAATCGCGTAACACTGCTGGGTGCATTGGGTAAAGACCCGGAGATTCGACAGTTAAACAACGGAAAAGCTGCGGCATCGCTCAACGTAGCTACGTCGGTCAACAAGAAACAAGGTAATGAATGGGTCAGCGATACCCAGTGGCATCGCGTTGTGGCGTACGACAAAGTGGCTGAGGTTGCCGGAACGCTGACAAAGGGTCAGGCGGTGTTCGTAGATGGTCGGTTGAACTATCGCAAGTACACCAACAAAGAGGGTGTTGAGCAGACCGTCACGGAAATCGTGGCCAATGAGCTTCATCCGATTTCTAAGGTGGACTCCAAGAAACCCGCGGCTGACGAAGAGATTCCGTTCTGATGGAAACCTCTCAGTATGAGGCCGTCAAGGTTGCCATGAAGCAAGACGCGACCGGCTACATCCTGACCCTACGTATTCACCCCGATGAAGTACCGGAGGAAATCCTTCGAGACTTTGTCGGGGCGCGGTATCAGGTCGTGATGGTTCGCCTGGATCAGCATGATCAGCCCATGGCGCGTCAGCCTAACTATGTCCAACTTGCCGGAATGTTGTGCAATAACAAAACATTCCATGAGTATTTAGTGGATCGTGGGTTCATCTTCGAGGCCACAGAGGTCGAGACAACAGACTGGTTACGGACAGAGCTTGGCATCAAATCTCGCAAAGAACTGGGACACAACCAAGACGCGGTTAAAAAACTTATGACCATCAATCAGGACTTTCAATCATGGCAACAAAACGCCTAATCCCGTACTCGGTACATTTACCGGAGGAGATCTTCCAGCAACTCAAAGAGGCAGCACAGAACCGCAAAGCTTCGTCTGTGGTGCGTGACGCCATAACCATGTATCTCCAGCGTACAAGTGAGTTCGATACTGGATATAACAAAGCTATCAATGATGCGATTCGGATAGTCAAATCTAATCCAACTGCCAAGAGTTTGTCTGTCAATGGTTTGCCTGTCAGTTCTCTGTTATGCGCAGGACTTACCAGTCTTATGAAGGAGACGACCAATGTCCCGAAAAAAACCAGAGGGTCTTAACGCGCTGCTGCCCGTCCAGGTTCCGCCTATCGAGGAGATCACACTGTTGGATTTCTTCGCGGCGTTTGCCGTGATGGGTGGCGCATCTCCTCAAACGGCGTTTGACGTGGCAGAGGGCATGGTTAAAGAGAGAAAGGAACGGATGAAATGATTGACTACAGTGAAGGGCACTGGCTACTGAAGACACTGGTTCACGAGATGTATGAAGCTTGTTTGAAGAATGACTACGCCAAAGCCAAAGAGATTTGCGATCAGATTGTGGTCAATGCTCGCATCACCCGCGCACAGTTAACCATCCAAGAACAAAAGGAACCCAAATGAAAGAGAAAATCGTAGAGCGTATCCCGCAGACCGTTTACTGGTTGGATGGGCTGATGCACGTTCCTCATCTGACGCGTAACGATGCATACGTCCGGCCAGGGTATGGCCGGCATGATGTGAGGTTCTGGACTAGCCAGCAACTAAAGTTACTTGGAGCAATCGAGGCCAAACATCTTTTGGCGGATCGCAAACTAGATCTGCCTGAGAAACCCAAAAAGGTGCGCTGACATGTTTGATCCTGTCTACAAGATCGTTTCGTTTTTTGGTACTCCGATGTGTACAGACAAAGCAACGTATGCAGAATGGCATGAAGCGGCCAGACGCAGTCCACCAGGAGAAGCGGGGTTTTGTACAGACTGCACCCCTGAGTATCAGACTCAAATGATCAAAGAGGGCCGATGCGAAAACCCGTGGATCAAATTTGAACTGTATGACGAAGATGATCTAAACCCTCATAAATTCTTAGAGGAAGAAAACATCATCTTCAAACTGAGCGACAAAGGGATTGTTGGGTACATTCCAACGGACGTGAAGAAACTAACGCGAGCCCGATTGGGTCGCAGAAAGTTGTAGGAGATCGGAATGTTTGAAACAACTTACGGCACAGATTATGGCGACCATGACATTCAGCGTCGCATTCTGATTGAGTATCTACAAGTAATGGTGGCGAGAGGCGATTGGCACGGAGTAGCAGATGCAGCAATGGATATCAGAGAGCTCGAAGCAGAGCATCGAAAAAACAATCGACAGTCTGATCGATGACTGTAAAGGGATCGTTGATTATTACGTTGACAACATCAAGCTACCGGGGGACGGCAGGAAGGTTGTGCGAGAAGCGATGTATGCACGGGTTACACGCCTGACGTTCTCTGGGTTTGGGTCAAGGTTGCCGTTTAAGTGGACTGGCGTAAGGAAGAAAACATGACACGGGAAGACATCATCAGGATGGCGCGGGAGGCTGGGTTGTCAAACGACTTTGGTCATTTGGGCTACCCATATTTGCCAGAACTTGAACGCTTTGCCGCTCTTGTCGCTGCTGCCGAGCGTGAAAGCATAGCCGCATGGGTCGCCTCACAACGAAATGATGTTCCGGCTACTGGTTCAGAAATATCCGCAGCAATTAGAGCAAGGGGAGAGAAATGACTAAGGATGACATCATCAGGATGGCGCGAGAGGCTGGTTTTCCTGTCAGCAAATGGGACGATGGAGTAGATGAAGTAATGGATGGCGATAACTACCACATTCAAACAGACCTAATTGAACGCTTTGCTGAGCTTGTCGCCGCTGCTGAACGATCTGCGTGTGCGAAGGTGTGTGATGACTGGCCCAATGGCCGGGACGATGTGTATTTAATCGGCAAAGCGATTAGAGCAAGGGGAGAGAAATGAACGGAGAGAACTTTTGCTGGCTGATTGTCGGATTTATTGTCGGTCGTTTGGTTGGAGATTCGGTTAAAGATACTTTACAAAATCTTATAAACAATCTTCGAGGAAGGGGAGAGAAATGAGCAAACTACAGCCAGTAGCAATCACAGACAAGTACAAAGAAGCCGCAGCGGAGATGCTTTACGAAGCCATCGACGAGAACCCAGACACGGCAATCATTGTCTTGTTCTGGAAAGATCGTGGGCAATTCAAGATCAAGACAAGTGCTACACAAGACCGACTGCAACTGATCGGTGCGCTGACTGAAGCACTGCACAAAGTTGTTAAGGATGGGTACGCATGAAAAATGTCTATGACCCAGCACGATACGATTTGAACTATGACCCCGCACGATTCGGACGCAACTGGAACGGACATCCTTTCGGAGAGAAAAACATGATGGAACAAAAACTCGGCGCAATTGCAGGTGGTGACTACAGAAACGCTGGTCAGGATCAGCAGAAAATGAGCAACATCCAAGATCAAATGGGGCACATGGAAAACCACATCAGTTTTTTGATGAACGCCATTGACACGCTGGAATCCCGTTTGCATATGGTGCTGCGGGACGAACCCGGCAAAGCGGAGTCTGAAGGTTTAACCAAAACAATGTGCCCGTTAGCCAACGCGCTGCATACGTTTAACCGCCGACTCGACAACGCCAGCAAAAACATCATGAGCGTGATTGATCGGCTAGAGGTGTGAGATGAGCAACGTCATTCCATTTAACGGCATAACACTTCTTGATCTTGACCCAGATCAGGTGCTGGAAGCCAACAAAGGAGCTTTCGAGGGACTGATATTGATTGGCTTAAACACAGACGGCGAGGAAGTTTTTGCCTCTACTTATGCAGATGGGCCAACCGTTCTGTGGATGCTTGAACGCGCCAAACTGCGGTTGCTCAGAATTATTGATGGAGAAAATATATGAGCCTTGACGCAATGAAACAGGCGCTGTCTGCCTTGGAGCAATACACCAATGTTGTCACCTCAATAAACGATCCGAACAGTTGGGTCACAGTTGCAGACGGTGGCAAGCCAGCACGAGATGCAATCAGCGTTCTCCGCGCTGCAATCGAGCAGGCGCAGGAGCTTGTCTGCGTGTGTGGCGCAATTTGGGAAGGTCAAGAGCTTGTCTCAACCCCGTTACCGCGCCAATGGCAAGGGCTGACGGAAGCAGAAAAGGTAAACGTTGCAATTGAATGCGGCTGCGCTGATGTTGCGTGGATGGGGTTTGCAGATGCGATTGAGGCAAAGCTAAAGGCTAAGAACTCATGACTGACCAATTAACTTCCGATCTAGCGATGATTGCTCGGAACGCCATTGACAAGATCATTGAACTAGAGAAAGCCAAAGCAGCCAGAACGCCTTTTTGTTGGTATCACCCTGTCTCTGGGAGATATCGTATGGATGGCAAGCACCTGCCCGTATCGTGGATTCCCCTTTATAAGGACTGACTATGTGGAAGCCGACAGCAGAACTGAGACTGGTTAAGAAGGTTAAACCTGAAAGGGTTGATCACAACTTCATGAATGAGAAGCCGGTACAGGTTCTCCAGCAGAAGTGGATCAAAGAGGGTTTCAAAGACGAGACGACTTATGTCATCGAAGCCGAATGGCGTGATATCCCGGAGGAATGATGGACTGGTACAAATTTAACGTCGAGCACTACTTGCGTCTGACAGAGCATCTTCCCGACGCGGAGGATCTAGCTTTCAGGCGGATGATTGATCTTTATTACTTGAAGGAAGGGCCGTTGCCTCTAGATCATGCAGAAATCGAAACGCTTGTAGGACTCGATTGGGACTGCATAGAACCCGTCTTACAGGACTTTTTTCACCCGACTCCAGAGGGGTACGTCAACTACGCTCTCAAGGAAGAGGTAGACCGCAGGAAGGAGCTGGAGGGCAGGGCGGCTAAAGCGCGGCTTGCCAAGAGTAAGAAGAGAAGTTAGGATGTATCAGCGCCGTGAGAAGCGCATAGGTTGGGTTTGCAGCAGTCTCCATTGGGGATG